AGAAAGAACGCTGGGAAACGGCCTTTGACCGGCGTGACATTTAGCGCGAAAAATACAAACAATATTATGGAGAACAAACAATCCTATAAATTGAATGGAGTGTTTTCGTATGAAATCAGTGCTAAGAATCATGGTGCTAATTATTTCGAATCTGTTGACGCTGCCGTTCCAACTCGTTGTCGTGGCGATAATATGTTTAACGAGTTGGACGAACGACGAACAGAAAGAACTGGTTGACGAATGTGAAGAGACTTTGAACGTAACAAAACACTGGATAAAAACAGGACGGTTTGAAGAACCAGAGGACTGAGCCCCGCAAGGGCTCTTTCCTTTTTATTTCGCGAAAAAAACACATCCCTTTATGGATGAGAATGAAACTTGACATTGAAGGGAGGAACATATTGTGGCTTTCTTGAGTACGATATTTTTTGGATTCCTTGGGGTATGTGCCATCGTGGCGTGCGTCAGGAGCGGGAAACTATTGATTAAAGGAATCAACAATCTGTTTGACAAGATTGACAGCAAGTTTATTCACTGACTGAAAGGGAGGGCCAAATGCATTGGCTCTTCCTTTTTTATTAGGGAAAGGGGCAGCACGTATGTTTCGAAAAATGGTTGAGACCATTATCGGAGGGGCAATCGGATTGGTAACGCTGTATGTTGTGGCCAAAGTGGCTTATGAGGCCGGGCATGATATGGCAGAAGCAGAACACCGGTATGAAGAAATGTCAGACAGTAAACCGGAGGATAACGTTTCTGGCGGTGCGGAAGTACCGGAACCGGATGGGGCTGAATCGGAAAGCGGCGACCCGATCAACCGAAACAGCAAGAAGATGAATAAAATCGGTCTGTTTCTGAGCGCCAGCAAGTTGTTCCGAAAGGGGAAAAGAGGTTCCATTCTTGGCGATTTGATGAAGGATCCGGAAGACCATCAACTGGAGGCGTACGTACACGAGGGGGAGGTGCATATCAACATTAAAAAACGAAGATCCGTTACAAAAAACTTGTGCAAACAACCTCAAATCTGTGCGACCTGACGAAAGGAGAAACCAATGAGTATTATCCGATGGGTAAAACGACATTCCCCGACCCTGTTGGCAACGGTTGGCGCTATTGGGACCATTGTAACGGCGATACTGTCTGCGAAGGCGACGCCGGGCGCCCTGATGGCTGTATATCAGGCGGAGGGGGAAACTGGTGAGAAACTGTCAGTAAGGGAAAAAGTGAAGGCAGCGGCACCTCACTATATTCCAACAGCAATCGCCGGAGTGTCTACCATTGCCTGCATTTTCGGGGGAAACGCAATCAGCCGGCAAATGCAGACAACGTTACTGAGCGCCTATACGCTGTTAGACAGCGCCTACAAAGAATACCGGGACCAGGTGACCGGAATCATAGGCCCGCAGGCCAACCGGATTGTCGAAAAAGCGATGGCCGAATACAAGGAAAATCCTCATTATGCGTTGGATGAGCCTCAGACCTTTTACGAAGAGCATTACGGAAAGTTCTTCGAACGGACAAAAGAAGAGGTTTTAAGGGCCGAGTATCTCATTAACCGGAACCTTGTGCTGAAAGACTCGGTTACACTGAACGAATTCTACGATTTCCTAGGGCTTGAACATGTTCCGACCGGAGACGATCTGGGTTGGAACAAGTACGATGGGGAAGTGTATTGGGGGTATCGGTGGATTGATTTCGCCCACCAATACAAAGAAATGGACGATGGGCTGACGGTGTGCATCATTGATATGTCATTCCGTCCGCATCTGCCGGAGGAAGAAGGCCCGCAGGATGATCCGCCCGAATTTCTACAGACACTTCAGAACCCTGAGTAAAATCCGCGAAATATTCAGTTCCTATAATGGAGAAGGAGGTGACTGCTTTGAGTGGATCCGTTGTGAAAATTCTGGGAATTGTCGCGACAGTCGTCGGCATTGGCGCAAATGTGCTGAGTGAAGTGATCAGCGACAAGAAAACAGATGCAAAAATCGAGGAAAAAGTTCAAAAGGCACTTTCGAAAAAACAGTAAGAAGGCAGGAGCCCCACAAGGGCTCTTTCCTTTTTGCGGAAAGAGGGGGAGGACATGACACGGGAAGAGTACGAGTTCGAACAATGTGTCGCTGATGCGACGAAGCGTTTTCACGATCGAACCGGAAAGTATCCGACAAAGGAATTCGTACTTAAGACGATTCGGGATCAGCGAAATACCGGACGGTTCTCCCCAAGCCATTTCACAGGAACGAACGGAATACAAAAGCAGACCTATATCTGGTTTGCCTACTCCGAAACGATCCGAAGGATTCGTGAAAACCCCGATCCGGATCCGATCCGGATCATCTACAAATTCTATTACTACATGGATGACACTATTGGGAACAATGATAATCCTTGTATCTGGCCGTTTCTTGGAACAATGCAGGACGCGGTGCATAAGATATTAGATCTGTTGCGCTGAAAGGAGAAACGAATGGGTAAACCAAACTTGCATGGCATAATTCAAATGATAAAGGGAGTACTGTTCAAACACAGTTCCGAAATACTGACCGGTGCCGGGATTGCCGGGATGGTTACGACAACGGTACTCGCGGTAAAGGCGACGCCCGCCGCGATGAAACAGATCCAGAACCGGAAAAGCGAAATGGAAACGGATAAACTGCCGGCTATTGAAACAGTAAAGGCTGCATGGAAATGCTATGTTCCAGCAACGGTTACCGGGGTGTTGTCCACGGTTTGCCTTATCGGTGGATGTACTGTCAGCAACCGGAGAAACGCAGCACTGGCAACGGCCTACGGCTTGTCAGAAACAGCGCTGAAAGAGTACCGGGACAAAGTTGTGGAGGTCGTCGGTGAAAAGAAGGAGCAGACCATCCGGGACGAAGTGGCAAAGGAAAAAATCGCGAAAAACCCGGTAAGCAATCGGGAGATTGTCATGACCGACAATGGCGGAACTCTGTGTTTTGACGACGTATCCGGACGATATTTTTATTCGGATATTGAACAGCTTCGAAAAGCCGAGAACAACATCAACCGTCGGCTGCGGGACGAAATGACGGTTTCCCTGAACGAGTTCTATGACGAGATCGGCCTCGGGCACATCGGGGTCGGGGATGACCTTGGCTGGTGCATGGACAAGGGATATCTGGAACTGTATTTCAGCGCCCAATTGGCGGAAGACGGCCGTACCCCGTGCCTGGTGATGTCCTATTCTGTGGTGCCGGAGTATGATTACCGGCGGTGACGCGAAAAAAACAAGGTCTGTAATGGAGAACTACCTATAAAATGAGGAGGATACAAAGATGGAAATGGACACTGTTGTTAATGAAACGGTTGCTGAGGAAATTGCTGATTCTGGTTCTACTGGTATGAAAACGGCGGCTATGGTGGGTGTGTCGATGACAATTGGAGCAGTGCTCTGGGATTGCGTCGTCAAACCCGTTGGGCGCCGGGCCATTACCTGGATCCGGGATCGCAGGCAGAGCAAACGTGCGAAGAACGGTGACGATGTCATCAAATGATCGACTGATCATTCAGGGGAACTCCAAAGAGCGAAAGTGTCTTTTACAGATGCTTTCGCTCTTTCTTTTTCCCGGGAAAGGAGGATACAGATGGACGAACTAAAACCGAATTCTCACCGTTTTAAGGAAGCGCAGCAGCTAGCCGACACGGCTGAGAAAAAAGTGGAGAAGGTAGTATCCGGACCTGTGAAATCCCGAAAAAGGAGCATATTTCAGGACGTTGCAGGAGAGTTTCTGTCCAAAGACGTAAGCAACATCAGAAATTACGTACTTGGGGACGTACTGATCCCGGCGATCAAAAAAGCAGTAGACGATATCGTGACCAACGGCATCAAGATGATGCTCTACGGCGAAACCGGACGGAAAAAAGGAAGCACTTACGCTTCCAGTGTTTCATACCGCGGCTATTACGATAAGCAGCGTGAACAGGATGAACCGGTTGGCCAAAGAGTTGTGAATGGGTACCGTTACGACGATATTACGTTTGCCACCAGGGGTGACGCGGAAAGCGTTCTGATGCGGATGGACGAACTGATTGATGTGTACGGATCGGCAAGCGTTGCTGATTTCTACGATCTGGCGGGGGTTACCGGTAATTACACCGATAATAAGTACGGTTGGATTGACTTGCAGTCAGCCACGGCAATTCGGATGCGGGACGGGTACATTATCAAATTCCCAAAAGTGATGCCCCTGAACTGATGGAGGATGTGAACATGGCAGCATACCACACGCATTACTCAGCCTGGGCGCTGGAACGAGTCTGCAAATGGTTCGTACGCTATATTTTGCTGATGCCGGTATATCTGGTAATCTTGCCGGTAACAGCAATCGGGAACTGGCTTGGTGAAATGATCAGTCGGCTATAACCAAAAATAGAACAAGAGAGGGATACATTATGAGCAGTGAATCGAGGATGGATCGTGTACAGGACAGTTCTGCCGATAACGTTTGCCGGTTCAAAAAACTGTGCACAGAAATTACCGATCTGTATGAAAAGAAGAACCACGATTACGGGGATTCCTTCCATAAAACGTATGTTGAAGAAGGCATGGCCATGCCCAGAATCCGACTGCATGATAAACTTTCCCGGTTTGACACGCTGTCGCGGGGATCCGGGCAGCAGGTATCGGGCGAAGCGCTTCGGGACACGTTGATTGACCTGGCAAACTATGCCCTGATGACTGTGATGGAACTGGATCGAGAGAAGATTGATGCCGATTCAGACGCGAAGGTAAATCCGGTTAAGATCGGGATTTGCTTCGATACAACGTTTGATGCAGATCAAACTCTGCAAGCGATGGAAGCGGAAATCAATCGCAACGGATTTATAACGATCGCTGCCTTGAGTAACTATGTTGGTTTACACGACCTTGTTGGATCTGACGGTCCTAACCCCAACTATCATGGCTGGACCGATCTTAAATCCGTACAGAAATGTCAAACTCTGGATGGAGCCATGGTTTATTTTCCTAGAGCAATATCTGTTGAGAGTCTCGTTCGCGCACAGCCTGTAACTACTTCGTCAAATACTTATCCCCAAAATTGCCGCCCTGTACCGGTCTTAGTATACACGGACGGCCAACCTTTGCCGAAAAAAGACGATAAACCTCATTCCTGACAAAAACAAAAAAAGGAGAACCGAATTTATGAAAACAGAACTTACGTCCAAAATCAGCAACGCGGTTGCGAAAGCCGGTTATCAGCTGCGAAAGCAAAGTCCGAAAATCCTTATTTCTGGCGGCATCATCGGCGTTGTGGGTAGCGCGGTATTGGCGTGTATGGCTACGCTTAAAGTGAACCCGATCCTTGAGAAAACCCGCGATGATCTGACAATGGTGCGCGAAACCGCAACGCCGGAAGAAGAAAAGAAAGAACTGACGATGGTGTATTTGCGTGCCGGGGTTCAGCTGGCCCAACTGTATCTGCCGGCGGTCGGCGTCGGGGCGCTGTCTCTTGCCGGGATTATCGGTGCCAACACCATCCTGAGCAAACGCAATGCCGCTATGGCCGCGGCCTATGCCGCCGTTTCCGGAGGGTTCAAGGAATATCGTGATCGTGTAGCGGAACGGTATGGAGCGGATGCGGAACAGGAACTCCGGTATGATATTCATACCGAGAAAATCGAGGAGACTGTGACCGGCGAAGACGGAAAAACCAAGAAGGTTAAAAAATCGGTGCAGGTGATTGGCGCCGATGGTGTCAGCGATTACGCCCGGTTTTTTGATACAAACACCTCCGAATATTGGATCGACGATCCGGACTACAACATGATGCTGCTGAAAGCGCAGCAAAGTCTGGCAAACAATCAGCTGAATACCAGAGGTTACGTGTTCTTAAACGACGTGTACGATATGCTCGGCATCGACCGGTCCCTGCCTGGACAGATCGTTGGCTGGATGCGCGACGAAACGCGTGAGAAAGCCGACGATGATTGTAAAGGTGACGGTTACATTGATTTCGGGATCAGGGAAATGTACGTACACAACGAACACGGCGAACTGGTGCCCACGATTTTCCTCGATTTCAATGTGGATGGCAACATCTGGGAAAGAGCAGTTCATAAAAATCTGATGACGGACTGACGCAAAAGCGGCGTTGACTGCAAAGTAAGGAGGGAACACCATGAAACACGGACGGGATTTCATCTCTTGTGTACTTGCCGTGGCGGCCAGTCTGTGTCTTGTTAGCGGAATCGCCATACTGGCAGGCGGAAAGGAGAGCAAACATGGATGCGATTAACAACGTTCTGGTTGCCCTGAATGACATACTGAACACAAGACGGAAACGGCATATTGCCGGCGGGCTGCTGCTGAGCGCGTCCCTCCTGTTCGGGGGACTAGCAGTAACAGTGATGACCATCAAAGACGGCAACGGCCAGTAAGGAGCGGAGAATGAGCAAAACGTTATGGGTATGCGCTGGTTTTGTGGCCGGCGGGGTGGCTGGATTTGTGGCTTCCAGGCAGTATTTCTGCGAGAAGTACCGCCAGATTGCGGAGGAGGAAATCGGATCGGTCAAGTCTGCTTTTCTGAAGTGCGATAAACCGGCGGCTCACGCAACGGAAAAACCACCGAAAAAAGAAGGCATCTCCAAGTACACCAATTATCAGCAGGCGCTTGGGTACGCGCCAAAAACGCCGGAACCGGAAGAAAAACCGGAGATACTGGAAACGGGACCCCGCGTGATTGAGCCGGAACAATTCGGAGAGCATGATGACTATGAAAAAATTAGCCTGACCCTCTACAGCGACGGTACCCTGGCAGATGACGATGACCGAAAAATGACCGACGACGAAATCAAAAATTCTGTTGGCGCAGACAGCCTGACCCATTTCGGCGAATACGAGGACGACTCGGTATATGTCCGGAATGAGGAACGGAAATGCGATTACGAGATCCTGCTAGATTCCCGGAACTACTCGGACGAACAAAAAAGAACCTTTAATATTCAGGAGGAGTAAATGACAAAATTGAGGATGACCCAGGAGTATTTTGACTGGATGTGTCATCTCGTAGGCGAAAAAAAAGGTTCGCGAGGACGGTCCTGGCAAATGCTCTTGGGTTGCCTCAATGAGCATGACTTTGTGCCGATGCTCGACATGGACCAGAACCGGGCCGACGACGGGACTGACCTTCGATACCGATTTGCCTACGAAAAAGGATACACACGGTCTGCAATTGCCGCATATCTGGACGACCGGCCCTGCAGTGTTCTGGAAATGATGGTAGCGCTCGCCGTTCGGTGCGAAGAACATATTATGGGCGACCCAGCCATGGGGGACCGCACCGGGAAATGGTTTTGGGACATGATCGACAGTATAGGCTTATCGTCTATGGATGACAGCCGGTTTGACATTGAACCAGTAAACTGGATGATTGACCGGCTGAACCGAAAAACCTATAAACCTGACGGAACAGGTGGATTATTTACTGTAAAACAATGCTCCGATGATTTGCGAGAAATGGAGATCTGGTACCAGATGATGCGGTACCTGAACAAGTACCTTGAAAACTAAAAAATTGCCGCCTTGTACCGGATGGCGCCAGGAAAGGAGCATGAAAAACGGATGCTTGACTTCTTACGGGTTTCAACTCGAACCACCAAGCAGGGGACCGTTGAAATCTATCCCAAATTTGTTATCGATAATAAAAGCGACGATCTGATGATCCGGGGCGGTGATTTCTACGCCGTCTGGGTGGAAGAAAAAAAGTTGTGGTCCACAGAAGAGCAGGATGCGCTGCGAATGATCGATGAAGCGCTGGACGAATATGCAAAAAACAACGCAGATCGGTTCGACGGCAAATGTCATGTGCTGCACATGTGGGATGCGGAGACCGGTATGATTGACCGGTGGCACAAGTATTGCCAGAAACAGATGAGAGATGCCTTCCATATTCTGGATGAAAAATTGATATTCTCCAATACCAAGACCCGCAAAAAAGATTACGCAAGCAAGAAGTTAAGCTATCCGCTCGAGGCTGGCGAACCGGTTGCTTGGAACCGTCTGATTGACGTGCTATATTCCAAAGAGGAACGCCACAAAATCGAATGGGCGATCGGATCAGTCGTGTCCGGAGAATCCTGTAAACTGCAAAAGTTCATGGTTTTCTATGGCGCGGCTGGAACTGGCAAATCTACAGTGCTTAACATCATTGGTCAATTGTTTGACGGATATACCTCGGTTTTCGACGCCAAAGCACTTGGGTCATCCAACAACGCTTTTGCCCTTGAGGCGTTCCGTGGAAACCCACTGGTGGCGATTCAGCATGATGGTGATCTTAGCCATATTGAAGATAATACTCGACTAAACAGTCTTGTTTCCCACGAAATCATGACCGTCAACGAAAAATTCAAATCAACGTATGCCAGCCGCTTTAAATGCTTTCTGTTTATGGGCACCAATAAGCCCGTAAAGATTACGGATGCAAAAAGCGGCTTGATCCGTCGTTTGGTGGATGTTTCTCCGACAGGTGAAAAACTGAGCCCGGGAGAGTACCGAACCACAATGAAACAGATCGGGTTTGAGCTTGGAGCAATTGCTAATCAGTGCATGGAGGTATATCTGGAGGACCCGGGAGCATATGACGATTATATTCCAATCAACATGATTGGAGCGTCCAATGACTTCTACAACTTCATGATGGATGCGTGGTACGTATTTGCAAAGGAGGACGAAACCACCCTGAAGGCCGCGTGGGAAATGTACAAGACTTACTGCGATGACGCGAAGGTCGGGTATCCATATTCTCAGCGTGTGTTTAAGGAAGAGCTTAAAAACTACTTCGTGGACTATCAGGAAAGAATTACTCTTGCGGACGGCACCCGGATCCGAAATCACTATCAGGGTTTCCGTAAGGATAAGTTCGAGGAGGAGGACGTTCCGCCAGCCGGAGAAAAGAGTTCACCAACTCCTGAAACAAAGGCGGCATCGCCATTTCTGACACTGATACCGCAGCCTTCGATATTCGACCGGGATTGTGCGGACTGCCCGGCGCAGTACACTTCCGACAAGGAGACGCCGATCGCCAAATGGGGCAATGTGACCGGCACCTTGAAGGAGTTGGACACAACCAGGCTGCACTATGTGAAGGTACCGGAGAACCATATTGTGATCGACTTCGACATTCCGGACGAATTTGGAAACAAATGCCTGAACCGTAATCTGGAGGAAGCGGCTAAATGGCCACCTACCTATGCAGAGGTAAGCAAAGGCGGACAAGGGATACATCTGCATTATAACTATGCTGGTGACACCACCAAACTGAGCCGGATCTATGACGACCACGTCGAAATTAAGGTTCCTGTTGGGAACAGCTCGTTACGACGAAAATTGACGCTATGTAACAACCTGCCCATCGCAACCATCAGTTCCGGATTGCCGCTGAAAGGAGAGGAGAGCAAAACGGTCGACTTTGAAGGAATCAAGAACGAAAAGGCGCTTCGCACCCTGATCAAACGAAACCTGAACAAAGAGTATCATGCTTATACCAAACCGAGCGTGGACTTTATTTATGACACCCTGGAAAAGATGTACCAGAGCAAGACACCATATGACGTGACTGACATGCGCAACGCGATTCTCAGTTTTGCGGCAGGCAGCACCCATAATGCGGATGCCTGCATCAAACGGGTAAACCGAATGAAGTTCAAATCGGAGGAACCTTCCGCCAACCGCGAGGAACCGAATGAGAAACTGATTTTCTACGACGTGGAAGTGTTCCCCAACCTTTTCCTTATCAATTGGAAACTAGCGGGGGAAGGAAACCCGGTCATTCGGATGATCAACCCGAAGCCCGTCGAGGTGGAGGAACTGATGCGGCATCGGCTGGTCGGATTTAACTGCCGGCGGTACGATAACCATATTCTTTATGCCTGTCTGATGGGGTATACAAATGAAATGTTATACGACCTGAGCCAGAAGATTGTAAGCGGAAACAGCGCGAACTGCTTTTTCAGCGAGGCTTACAACGCAAGTTATACGGATGTATACGACTTTGCGTCGGCTGGAAACAAAAAAAGTCTGAAAAAGTTTGAGATCGAGCTGGGCATTCACCATCAGGAACTCGGACTGCCCTGGGATCAGCCGGTGCCGGAAGAACTGTGGATGAAGGTCGCCGAATACTGTGACAACGATGTTATCGCGACCGAAGCAGTGTTCAATTACCTGTCGGCAGACTGGACCGCAAGGCAGATTCTGGCGGATGTGGCCGGAATGACAGTGAATGACACGACCAACAGCCTGACCACGAGAATCATATTTGGGAACGACCGGAAACCGCAGGGCCAGTTCAATTACCGGAATCTGGCGTTGCCGGTATCTAGCTGACGGATAGGAGGATAAGTCTATGGTCTACGCGGAAAAACAGAATGATACCTGCGAAACCTGTATGCACGATGCAATATGTGTGATGAAACCCATTTTTTGGGAACTGCGCAAACGGCGTAATGAAATGGCCAATCAAATTGCATTGTCATACCGAAGTTCATTTCCGGTTACCGTCCGTTGTGAACTGTACATGCCTCGAGAAACCAAAGTCTATCGTCAGGAAATGACGCTTATCCAAAACTTAAAGCAACAATAGCGCGAAATAAACAACGCCCTTTATGAAGGTATTTCTATTTCATAAAGGAGGATGACTATTATGGCTATGGAAAAACTGAATGAGAAAGACGAGAAGGCACTTTCATTTTACGAAGAAGTGAACGATCTTTATTACGACTGCTTGGTATCTGCAAAAAAAACAATTCTGTATATGACAGAATACGGTTTAAGTTTAAGGATGCTGAGTTTGTTGGCGAAGGCCGTTCGCCGGGCACGGAAATGCACGTGTTTGCGCAATAAGCTTATTCAGAAGTTTAAAGTGGTCGAAGAATACGACCGTCAACTGGAAATGCAACAGACTGCCTGACAATCGGAGGAGCTCTATACAAGGGCTCTTCCTTTATTTTTATAAGTAAGGAGGGCACTGATGAACGACAAAATACTGCACGTCATGCTAATTGCCGTTTTTGAGCGGCTTCGTAAAAAACAGGAGGGCCAATGAGAATATTTGATGAACTCGGGCAGCCGTTATACCGGGATTGGACAGGCGAAAAGCTGCCAGACGGATACAGCGTGCAGCCGTTCTTTCCAGGGTACACGTTCGAAGGCGGAAAATCCATATACCGCGGAGAAGAAGTCGGCGAAGGCGGGTATGTATATTCGGAACCTGGAATGTACGGAAATGTAGCGCTGTTGGACATTGCCAGCATGCATCCATCAAGCATCATAGCCGAGGATCTGTTTGGCCCGACCTATACTGCGCGGTTTGCGGACCTCAAAAAAGCCCGTATCGAAATCAAACATAAGAATTGGGATGTCGTCCGGGGTATGCTGGACGGAAAACTGGAGAAATATATACAGAAGGTGCTCAACCATGAGATGACAGCCAAGCAACTCTCCAATGCCCTGAAAACAGCTATCAATTCTGTATACGGACTTACAAGTGCCAGCTTCGACAATCCATTCCATGACCCGCGCAACAAGGACAACATCGTTGCCAAACGCGGAGCGCTGTTCATGGTGAACCTTAAGCACGCGGTGCAGGAACAGGGTTTCCGGGTTGCCCATATCAAAACCGACTCGATCAAGATACCGGACGCCACACCCGAGATTATCAAGTTTGTAACCGATTACGGGAGGGAGTATGAGTACAACTTCGAACATGAAGCTACATACGACCGGATGTGTCTGGTAAACGACGCAGTATATGTGGCGAAGTACGCAACAGTAGAAAAATGTGAAGACCTGTACGGACGGGAGTATGTGCAAAGCAGCGACGATGTGCTGTCCGGATGCAAAGACCATCCGGGGGAATGGACTGCTACCGGAACCCAGTTCCAGATTCCGTACGTGTTCAAAAAACTGTTCAGCCATGAGGAGATTGTGTTCGACGACCTGTGCGAGACCAAGAGTGTAACTTCCGCACTGTTCCTGAAGGGTGAGGATCCGGCGGACGACCCCGAGTTTATCGGACGCGTCGGCCGGTTCTGCCCAATCAAACCCGGATGCGGGGGAAAGGAACTGCTTCGGGAATCGCGGGATAAAGACGGAAATGTAAAGTACGGGGCGGCCACCGGCACAAAAGGATATTTCTGGCTGGAAAGTGAGTTAGTAAAGAGTCTTGGAAAAGAGAACGACGTTGACCAAAGCTACTATACCCGGTTGGTAGGCGAAGCAGTAAAGAGTCTGAGCGAACAGGGCGACTTTGAGTGGTTCGTGTCCGACGACCCCTATATTCCGGCAGCGCCTTCGGAGGATCGGGCACCCTGGGAATAAGGGAATACGCGAAAAATACCTCTGCTATTATGGAAAAAATATCCATATTATCAAAGCGGAGGAATGAACATGAACCAAATGGGAAAACGTGTGTTTCTTTACGGATTTGATGAGGAATATCGGGTGATTCACTATGGCCGCGTTGCCAAAGAATATCCGGATTTTAAAGAACTGAAGCTTCAGGCATATAACATGAAGCACCAATTCCCAATAATCCAATATCTCTTTGCCGCAAACAGCAGCCAGGAGATCTACCGTGCCTGCATCGATTCTGTTAAGAACAAAACAGTGGAAGACCGTGTGCTGTTCAAGATCATGGTCGAAGCGGAAGGTATCCGGATATATTAACGGGAGAGAAGGCGCCGAACACATGGCGTCTTCTTTTCTGCTTTTACGACAGCAAAGGAGGGAACCAAATGAAACGGTACTTCTGACGAATATCTGCCCATAGAACAAGTATACGAAACGCTGAGAAAGAGTGGGGAAACAAAGATGGAAAAGCAACTGGATAACCTTGTTATTGAGAACGCCCACGTTATTTTCCGTAATTTTTCGGGCAAAGAGAGCAAGTTCAACCGGCCGGGGGACCGAAATTTTGGCGTGATTCTCAATGACCCGAAATTAGTGGAGCAACTGAACGAGGACGGATGGAACGTCCGAATTCTGAAGCCACGGGAGGAGGGCGAGGAGCCGCGTTACTGGCTGCCGGTCAAGGTGAGCTTTGACCATGTTCCGCCCCGTGTATTCCTGGTAACCAAGAGGGCAAAGACACCGCTGGACGAGGAATCCATCGAAACGCTGGATTACGCGGAGATCCGGACGGTAGACCTCACAATCCGGCCATATTCCTGGGACGTGAACGGGAAAACAGGCGCGAAGGCTTACCTGAAGACCATGTACGTAACCATCGAAGAGGACGAATTCGGGGACAAGTACGCACGGGAGGACGATTTTTAATGGAACAACACGACAAACTGGTATATTTCAAGGATTACTGTGCAAAATGCCGGTATGCTAACGCATCCGAGGTCGACGACCCGTGCTTTGACTGCCTGGCCGAACCGACAAACACCGATTCACACAAACCGGTTAAATACGAGGAGAAATAACATTAGACAAGATGAGCCTGATTACATGGGCTCGTCTTTTATGCGCACATGGCGAAATTGGCAGACGCGATAAAAATCTTATGTGAGTTCAAATCTCACTGTGCACACCGCGACAAAATAAGGAGGACGATTAACTATGACCGGAGATTTCAAACTTACCAGTGAGTATCTTGAAAGTATCGGCGCCTGCGAAGAAGGGCGGACTGCATTTGCAAACCGTTTTCCGGATGGGGCCGGATATCAGGAAACGCTGAATGAATGCGCAAAAGAACACCGCGAAGATTTTGCAACGTGGCTATTTGGAAAAATCGGGAAGACTGCTGACACCCTAGTAATCTACGAGGAAATCCAAGATCCGGAGCGTTCCATCCTGTTTGCCGGAAGTATTACATTTAAAAAGCCAGCATTGCTCAAATGCGTAGTGGCCGGAGAGTTTATCAAGGCCAGAGGGTCTATCAAGGCCGGAGGGTCTATCAAGGCCGGAGGGTTTATCGAGGCCGGAGGGTCTATCAAGGCCGGAGGGTTTATCGAGGCCAGAGAGTTTATCAAGGCCGGATGGTCTATCACGGCCGGAGAGTTTATCAAAGCCGAAGAGTTTATCAAGGCCGAAGAGTTTATCAAGGCCGAATGGTCTATCAAGGCCGGAGGGTTTATCGAGGCCGGAGAGTTTATCGAGGCCGGAGAGTTTATCAAGGCCAGAGGGTCTATCAAGGCCGAATGGTCTATCAAGGCCGGAGGGTTTATCGAGGCCGGAGAGTTTATCGAGGCCGGATGGTCTATCAAGGCCGAATGGTCTATCAAGGCCGGAGGGTCTATCAAGGCCGGAGAGTTTATCGAGGCCGGATGGTCTATCACGGCCGGAGGGTTTATCGAGGCCGGAGGGTTTATCAAGGCCGGAGAGTTTATCAAGGCCGGAGGGTCTATCGAGGCCGGAGAGGATTATGGAATATTTGCAGGTCTGCAAGTAAAAATCAGTGATTGGAAAATCAACGCAATGGTTGTCGCAACTGAAAAACCAAAAAATCTGATTAGCGGATACTGGAAAGAACGTTAAAAAGGAGCGGCTGATATGCAACTTTACGACTACCAACTTGACGCCATCAAACGAATGAAAAACGGCTGCATTCTGTGCGGAGGGGTTGGCAGCGGAAAGAGCAGAACAGCCATCGCTTATTACTTCTTTCAAGAGGGGGGACTTATCGGGGATCCAGATGGTGACGAACCATATTCCCCAATGGATGATCCGCCAAAAGACCTGTATATCATTACCACCGCCAGAAAACGTGATACGCTGGAATGGGAGGGCGAGCTTTTGCCCTTCCTTCTTTCTACAGACAAGACCGTAAACCTGTATGCCAACACTGTGACAATCGATAGTTGGAATAATGTCGGTAAGTATAAAGAAGTAACCGGCGCCTTCTTTATATTTGATGAGCAGCGTGTAATTGGCAGCGGGGCTTGGGTGAAATCATTTCTTAAAATAGCCAAGAATAACGCCTGGATCCTGCTGTCGGCAACCCCCGGAGATACCTGGCAGGATTATATTCCGGTGTTTCTGGCCAATGGATTCTTCAAAAACCGATCGGCATTCGTGCGGGAACATGTCGTGTACAGCACGTACTGTAAATTCCCTAAAGTGGACCGGTATCTGAATACAGGCCGACTGGTCAGGTTACGGAACAGCATTCTGGTTACAATGGACTTCGAACGGCAAACGGTAGCGCATCATGAAGACGTATACGTATCCTACAGCGTGGAAAAGTACAGAGACATAGGGAGGAACCGCTGGGATCCGTATAAAAACGAGCCGATCCAAAACGCCGGAGGACTGTGCTATATTTGGAGAAAAATGGTGAATTCGGACGTTTCACGACAGGTTGCACTACTAAACCTATTCGAAAATCATCCGAAGATGATCGTGTTTTATAACTTTGATTATGAATTGGAACTTTTGAAAGGGTTGGGGTATGGAGAAGATGTTGAGGTAGCCGAATGGAATGGACATCTGCACCAGCCACTTCCGGAAGGAAAGACGTGGGTCTATCTGGTGCAGTACACCGCCGGATGCGAAGGCTGGAACTGTATTAAAACAGACACCATTGTATTCTATTCCCAGAACTACAGTTACAAGGTGATGGCGCAGGCAGCGGGGCGAATTGACCGGCTGAACACCCCGTTTCACGATCTGTATTACTATCACCTGAAAACCAGAAGCGGAATCGACCTTGCCATTTCCAGGGCACTGCGCGATAAACGAACCTTCCATGAAACAAGCTTTGTGAAGTGGTGAAGGAGGTGTCAGGTTGAAAAACGACTATGGGTTCAAACGAGTTGCGGAGAGTGAGTTCAAAAAAATCGATGAGTGGACGACACCTGCTTCGAAGAAAAAATGGCATATACGCTGCCTGTATAATAAGATCTTGCCAAAACAGAAAGGACATCATAGTGTTGGGAAATACCAGGGTCCAGCGCTTATAGACACGGATAACGATCTGCGAAACATGGACATTTCAAAGGAGTTACGGCTGCTTGGATATCCAGAATCGGAGATCAACCGATGGGCGTTGATTAAGAAAATCGAACAGCGAACCGGGAAACAATGCGATGACTATCTGTAAAAAAGAACAGGAGGAATCCATCATGAAAAAGTTCTTTATGGTTCTTCTTTTTATTCTTGTCGTGGCGATGGTGGTGCTTGCAAGCCCCAGTGGTTATTCTGCGATAGGCGAGACCATGTATGTTTCCGTCAAAGACAATACGTGGCTGAACGGCAGAGCCGAACCGAACATGCAGGCCAATATCGAATGCCATTTTTCAGACAAAGATACGGTGACCGTTCTGGATATGGCAGACGGTTGGGCCAAAGTACAGGAGGGCGGGGAGGCACCGTTCAGTTACGTAAAATGGGATTACCTGACGGCGAGCCTTGATGGACCGCATCCAATGCAGGTTGCCTCGAACGGACGGGTGCGGATCCGGAACAATCCGAACGGAAAAGAGATTGTCGGTTATGCGGAAAACGGCGACGTGGTGAACGTCGCTTTTTTCTTTTCTGGCTGGGCCAAAACGGACAAAGGCTGGATCAATACTGACTACCTGTCGGAACAGCAATAAAAAATACCAAGATATAGAAGGAGTAACCTATGAAATTTCAGCTTGGAAAATTGGTGGCTACACGCACCGTTGCAGACCTGATGGCAACCGACGCTCTGTTTTCTCAATTTGTATCGGACTCGCTTAAGCGGTATATGGATGGTGACTGGGGCGATCTGGACAAATCAGATCTGGCGCAGAACGAAGCAGCCCTGCAAAGTGGAGAAGACCGTCTATTCGCCGCATACAAACTCCATTCTGCGTTTGCCGGATGCAAGACCGAAGATAAAATCTGGATCATTACTGAATGGGACCGCAGTGTGACGACAGTGTTGTTTCCGAGTGAATATTGAGGAGAGATAACCGATGCTGGAAATTGAAAATGTTCAAACTCCGTCACCGGAGCAGTGGATGTCAATAATTCGCGGCATGCGGAATCCGATGAATAGCTGGGATAAAGCCGATTCGTATCAAGAAAATTATTCGGACGGGTCCTCGGCATTTGTCGCTGGAGAGAAAGACCTAAAACTTATGTCCAAGTTAGCAAAAGAGAGCAGCCCGAACCGGAAATTCCTTCGCATGATCGTGGTCTATCTGGACATCACTGCTCCGCTGTACTGGTGGAAAGAATTTGATACCTATAAAGTCGGTACGGTCGCCAACTCCTGCTCTACTATGCACAAGATTCAGGATAAGGAGTTCACGCTGGATGACTTCTCGCATGAGCACATCATATCTGATTGGATTGATGGTAACGTCGAGGCGTTTGTCGAGTTTGACAACGGTATTCAAAAGACATTCATCTCACCGAAAGATATTTTTAATACCGTAATAGATGCGTTAAATGCTTCACGTGATGCATTTCTAAAAAGCGGTGACAAACGCTTCTGGTGGCAAATGATTCAGTTGCTTCCATCCAGCTATAACCAACGCAGAACAGTGATGCTGAATTACGAAGTGCTCGCCGGACTGTACCCGGAGCGGAAGAATCACAAGTTGGACGAGTGGCGGGATTTCTGCGGCTGGATTGAACAACTTCCGTACCATGAACTGATTACTGTTGGTAAGGAGTAAAGAAGCATGAGAACTATTTGGAAATTTCCTCTGAAAATTATCGAAACACAAGTGATTACAATGCCCGGGATATTCTTGAAGGGAGATCGTGACGTAATTACAAAAGGCAATGTCCTAAAAGTCGGGGTGATGAACAATGAGGCTTTTATATGGGCAATGGTTGATAATAATGCTCCACAAGTAATAAGAATGATTCACATGATCTGGACTGGGGAGCCGTGCGATTGTTTGTACGAAGATTATGTTGGAACTATTGTTTATGACGGTCTTGTCTATCATGTGTTTGCGGAGTAATCACCAAGAAAGTGGGCAGCCGGTGTGTGCACAGCAGATGACCTGTTTTTAATCGTTACGCCTGACGATATCGTGTTTGTTCCAGACGAATCAACGCAGTGTGGGTGTCTTGTGTTGTATACGCATGTTTTGGACAATCATTTACGGTGATTAACTTAAAGGAGGTCGCGTCTTAATGTGCAGATGCCGAAAATGTAATGGAATCATGCAATTTCATTATACGGATTATGGCGGCTATTGGCGATGTACGTCATGTGGCCGCCGTTCTGTTTTGACCGCCACTGATGACAAGGAGGAACTGGAGTAATGAAAATCGATAACCAACTCAAACCGGAATGTGATGGGTGCCTAAACTTTGAACTGGATGCTAATGCAGAAACGGAAAACTACTTTTTCGGCGATGGTCGTTATCCGGATCAGCACATCACTATTAACTGCAAGAAACGAGTGCTATGCGATCATTTGTGCAGGTATTTAGGGAAAGTCAGCAACGGAAAGGAGTAAACAAAACGATGCATGTAAAAGACGAGTATTCTGGACTCAAAATTATTGCGGTAGATTTTGATGGGACCTTGTGCGAGAACCAATGGCCTGAGATTGGGCCTCCGAATGACGAAGTGATTCGCTATATTTTGGAAGAGCAGAAACTTGGTGCCAAACTGATCTTATGGACCAACCGTTCAAGTGTTGAGTTGCTGGCTGCCCGTCGATGGAGTGAAGAACACGGCATCGTGTTTGACGCGGTGAACGAAAACCTTCCGGAAATCATTGAGGCGTTTGGAGGACGGGACACCCGAAAAGTTTATGCTGATGAATATATTGACGACCGAGCGAATACCAGGTTTAACCTTCCATACATATCTTCCGAAACCAGGCAAAACAGATTTGTGTACACCCTTGGTTCGTGGTTAAATGAATTTTCCAAAGGAGCCGCATCGGGTGTTGACTATGGAAAAAAGGAGTGACATACATGAACGACAATGCCAAGTGCCGGATTGAAAAAGGCGCCAGTATGGTTTACACCTGCCATGGAATTTATGCCATCATTTCATCTACCGGTAATACTCTTTTCGAGGGGCCGTTTGACGAATGTATGGACGAATACGAACGTCTCTGCGGAACGGATCTAGATATTTCCTGATTGACAGACAAACCAAATAACATTATAGGAGGAGCTCAACGTGTCTAAACAATCAAGTGCCTGTAAATCCTGTGGATTACGATGCAAAAATGGGAACTGTCTTCCTCTGGATACGCCCTGTAAATCGGTAGCAAACAGCCTATGCAATCCGATGAAGACCGCTTTCGAAATCGGGCAAGCAACGGAAAGCCCGGAGAATCGCAGTTAGTTGGAGGTCAACGGTCTGTGCCCCTTCTGTTTGAGCAAACCGAAAGTTAAAAAGCCCGGTTGCAATTGTCGGGTATATTCTGAAAACATGCGGGATCTTTGTACCAGTTGTTCTTTAAGCATTACGGGAGCCTTGCACAAAGGCTCCTCGTTTTTCAAAATTTCCAGCAAGAGAGGAATCAGTAAAACATGAATGACACGGAATTCGGACAAAAAGTCAGAAAAATTTTTGATACGATCACACTGCAGCAGGCGACTGACTGCGAATTGAAACGCGACAACGCCAATATCAACGGTGATACCCCCATGGGGGCCATGCTTCAATACGGGTCTAACGCCGCCAAGGAATATTATCTGGATACGATGGTCGATCCGGATATCGCAGACTTGCATCGGAAAGGGTACATCCATATTCATGATCTGGATTTCTATGGATGGACTACCACATGCACCCAGATTGAGCTCAGGAAGCTGTTTAAGGGCGGCTTCAACACCGGACATGGACATCTGCGGGAACCTAAGTCCATCGGCTCCTATGCTGCGCTGGCGGCGATTGCGATACAGTCCAACCAGAACGATCAGCATGGCGGGCAGTCGGTCACGGACTTTGATTATGCAATGGCCGACGGCGTTCGGATGACCTACCAGAAATATCTGGAAGAAGCGTTTGAAATTGCGTCACACTTCGGTGAAAATGACATTGCCTGGCGGGAAGAATACGCGATGAAAAAAACTGAACGAGACACGTATCAGGCGATGGAAGGGTTGATCCATAACCTGAACACCATGCATTCCCGCGCCGGAGCGCAGGTACCGTTTAGCTCCCTTAATTACGGCATGGACACTTCCTGGGAAGGGCGAATGGCGATACAGCAGCTTTTGCTGGCTACGGAAGCAGGCCTTGGGGACGGAGAGACCCCTATATTCCCGATTCAGATTTTCCGAGTAAAGGAAGGCGTAAATTACAACCCGGACGACCCGAATTACGACCTGTTCCGGCTGGCCATACGGGTAAGCGCCAAACGACTGTTCCCGAACTTCTCCTTTCTGGATGCGCCATTCAACCTACAGTATTACGATCCTAAAAACCCTGGCACACAGGTTGCATATATGGGCTGTCGTACACGGGTGATCGGGAATGTATACGACCCAAGCAGGCAGGTAAGCCCCGGAAGAGGAAATCTGAGTTTCACCACCATCAACCTTCCCAGAATTGCCCTCGAGTCTGAACTTGTATCACCCTCCGATCAGTCGAGAAGAATTGAATGCTTCTTCATGAAAATGGAAGAGATACTTGAAAGTACTATGCATCAGCTTCTTGATCGCCTCCGTATACAGCAGAAACGAAAAGTCCGCAATTTCCCGTTCCTGATGGGTGAAGGGGTTTGGATAGATAGTGACAAGCTTGACCCGGATGATGCGGTTGGTGACGTCCTTAAACATGGTACTCTTTCCATCGGATTTATCGGCCTGGCGGAGACACTGAAAGCCCTGATCGGCGTCCATCATGGGGAAAGTGAGGAAGCGCAGAAACTGGGTCTGCGGATTGTACGGTATATCCGCAATTTCTGTGATATTCAGAGCAGCACCTATCATTTAAACGTAACCTGCCTTGCCACACCTGCCGAAGGCTTGTCCGGACGGTTCGTACGGTTGGATCAGGAACGATACGGAAAGATTGCCGGGGTAACTGACCGAGATTACTACACCAACTCATTCCATATTCCGGTGTATTACCAGATCTCTGCCTTTGACAAGATCAAACTGGAAGCACCTTATCACGCGCTGACAAATGCCGGGCATATTTCGTATGTAGAAATGGACGGTGATCCCAGCAAGAATCTGCAGGCGTTTGAATCCATTATCCGCTGTATGAAAGAAAACGGCATCGGATACGGATCCATCAACCATCCGGTGGATCGGGACCCGGTATGCGGATACAACGGCATCATTGGTGACACCTGTCCAAAATGCGGAAGAAGCGAGGAAATAGACGGACATATGGATAAGGTTCCGTTCGAACGGATTCGCAGGATTACCGGGTATTTGGTAGGGTCTTTGGACAAATGGAACAACGCCAAACGGGCGGAAGAACGTGATCGGGTGAGTCACAATTTGCCTAATTAATTGCCCACTTTTGAACTCCAAAACTGGGCGCTGCCCACTTTTATCTGGCCATATTCTGAATCAGCGAGAAAAAACAACGCAAATCGCCGGAAAACGCCCAGAAAAAGTGGGCAGTTGCCCACTTTTAAAAGCAAAAGTGGGCAGAAGAAAACCCTTATAAATCAACGGTTTGCGGACTTTCTGCCCACTTACCCACTTTTATTTATAAGTAGACGCGAAGAAAAAAGTAATAATATATATAAAGTGTAAAATAAAAGTGGGCAACTGGGCAGAAGCAATCTGAATAAACGGAAAGGAGGACAATCGGCGTCGAATTCAATTTTCAAACCCTCGTAAAATGACAGTTGAAAAATGGAATATTTTCCAGTATACTGCATCGGGAAGTAAGGAGGTGGCAATCATGGAACCAAACAATAAAAAAACCGACGACGAGTACAACACAATCTTTCATGATCGGGAACCCAAACCCAAAAACGACATGTCCCATATGTACGACGGTATGAGCCGAAAGAAGAAACCAAAATGTTGCGAGGCCTGTGGCGGCCCCTACCCGATGTGTAAAGACGGATGCTCACTGTTTGACGACTAATAAGGGGGTGACGTGTCAAACTACAAACGTATAGAACAACCCGGACAAAAATAAGGATGATTGTGAGAGGTGCGTATGAAAAGAATTGGGTCGGTACTGTTAATAATGATCCTGGTAAGCGGTATATTCTGCGGGGCTGCTTTTGCCGATGATAAAAAAGGCAAGGAAGTTACTTTTCTGGACATTCCGTGGGAGTCCAGCATAGAGGACACCGTGGCACTGTTAAAAGATAAAGGTGTAATTGTCGATATTGCACAAAAGTGTATTCCGACTGAAAATTGGTTAATTGACGGCAGTCAGAATGGGAATTTGCTAAATTCCAAATGCGCCATTATGTGGTCTACTGAATATTCAGCGGTGTTGCAGAGCGCAGATTTTTATAAAGATGTTGAACTGACTGACTATGAAATCGGTGGATATGTGATATCAAATATGGAACTATTGTTTATGAACGATGGCGATAACTCCAAGTTGATTAGTGTTTGCGTGTATTTAGAAACGCCTTCCGGATATGACGCAACCAAAGATGTCTTCCCCAATATAAAAGAAAAGTTGGAATCGGTTTATGGAAAGTTAAAAAAAGTGAGCTGTTTCGGCTATAGGGGTTACAGCTATAAAGGTAACAATAATGCTGGTGTGTGCCTAATGAATTTAGCAGATAATGGCGGATGGATCACATTGGTGTATGGAAGAACGGATGCCGTTGATTTATTGAAAGAGGCTATGAAGTCAGTGCGCGACTCCAATCCCGATCTGTCAACAACAAACACCAACGGATTATAAACCGATGCGTTAGGTTTATCTGCAAAGCCTGTGCTAAATAAGCATAGGCTTTTTTATTTCGCGAAAATTTCATGCCCTTTTATGAGAGAGAGGGAACTCATGCACCGAGCATGTACCTTCTCTTTTTATTTTGTGTTTAAAAAATCAATGCAAGCGGAAAGGAGTGGTTTTATGGCGGTATCCAAACCTGAAAGAGAGTTTCAGGCACAGTTGATCCGGGACGTGAAGAGTCGATTCTCAGGATGCATGGTTATGAAACTGGACTCCGGCTATATTCAAGGCATTCCAGATCTTTTGGTTTTATACCATGACAAATGGGCGACGCTCGAATGCAAAAAACAACTGACGGCAAAACGGCAGCCGAATCAGGAGCATTATGTGGAGCTCATGGACCGTATGTCTTTTTCCAGATTTATATCACCGGGGAATAAGGAGGAAGTGCTGGATGAACTTCAACAAGCATTTGGATCTGGTCGGTGAGCACGCGTTCCTCGGGGCGAGCAAGTACCATTGGATCAACTACGACGATGAGAAAATTGCGGAAAGTTATGCTAATTTTCTTGCCGCGCAAAAAGGGACGACGCTGCACGAGTTTGCCTGCCAGTGTATTCTGCTTGGGCAAAAACTTCCGAAATCGCAAAAAACATTGAACCTCTACGTGAACGACGCAATCGGATACCGGATGACCCCGGAACAGGTGCTGTACTATTCCGACAATTGTTTCGGTACGGCGGACACAATCTCTTTCCGGAACGGGCTGCTCAGGATCCACGACCTGAAAACCGGAGTAACCGCGGCGCACATGGAGCAGCTGATGATTTACGCGGCGCTGTTCTGCCTGGAATACAAGGTGAAACCAGCGGAAATCGGCATCGAACTTCGGCTGTATCAATCGGATGAGGTTCTTTGCCATAATCTGGAATCGGAGGAACTGATTCCTATTATTGATAAAATTGTTACTTTCAATAAGATCATTAACCGTATCAAAGAACAGGAGGAGCAGGCATGAATTGTGTGACAGAAGACATTCTGATGCATTATGGGATGCCCCGACGGAGTGGACGCTACCCCTGGGGATCGGGGGATGAACCGTATCAGCGAAACAAAGATTTTATCGGTCGTGTGCAGGAACTTCGCAAGTCCGGAATGACTGAAAACGAAATTGCGCTTGCCGTGGGATGCAAGAACACCAGCGATTTGCGTGTCCGCTACTCTATTGCCACAAATGAACGCCGTTCCTATGATGTGGCCAAGGCTAAATCCATGGTGGGGGATGGGTACACGCATGCTGAAATCGCCAAAGCGGCTGGAGAAAACGAATCAACCATTCGGTCCTGGTTAAATGCCGATTCAGAAATGCGCATGAGCCAGGCACAGGGCACAGCAAAGATATTGAAAAAATTGGTTGACGATAAAGGCATGATCGATGTCGGGGTCGGGGTCGAAAAGGAATTAAATATCTCAAGAGAAAAGCTGACGCAGGCTCTACGCCTGTTGGAAGATGAGGGATATCTGGTATATGGCGGCGGCGTTCCGCAAGTTACCAACCCTGGTCGACAAACAAACATCAAAGTGCTTTGTCCACCGGGAACCGAGCACAAAGAAATTTATAATTTCGACAACGTCAATTCGGTACGGGATTATCGGATTCGTCAGGATGCCGACGGCAATGATATTTTGACGCCGGCTTTTGTTTACCCAAAATCGATGGACTCTTCCAGGATGCAGGTTCGGTATGCGGAAGAAGGCGGTCAGGCAAAAGACGGAGTCGTTGAAATTCGTCGCGGAGTGGAAGATCTTTCTCTTGGCGAAAGCCATTACGCGCAGGTTCGGATTCTGGTGGACAACGACCATTTCATTAAGGGAATGGCTCTGTACTCCGATGACCTGCCGGATGGCGTGGATGTTGTGTTCAATACCAACAAACCGCAAGGGACGCCGCTTGAAAAGGTGTTGAAGCCCATCAAAGACGATCCCGACAATCCGTTTGGAGCCCTGATCAAGGAAAACGGAGGGCAGAGCTATTATCCCGACGAAAACGGAGAAATGCAGCTGTCCCTTATTAACAAACGATCGGAAGAGGGCGATTGGAAGGAATGGAGCGACAGCTTGCCATCTCAGTTTCTTTCTAAACAAAAGCTGAGTCTGATCAACAAGCAGTTGAACCTGTCCGTGGCGGACAAACAGGCGGAATTTGAAGAAATTTGCGCGCTGACAAACCCGACGGTAAAGAAGGAGCTTTTGGAAACCTTCGCCAACGATTGTGATTCGACAGCCGTACACTTGGATGCCGCAGCCTTGCCCAGGCAGAAGTATCAGGTGATACTTCCAATTCCGAGCATGAAGGACAATGAAATTTATGCGCCTAACTATGATGACGGTGATACGGTTGCCCTGATTCGGTATCCGCATGGCGGAACCTTTGAAATCCCGATTCTGACCGTAAACAACAAACAGGCAGATGCACAACGGATTCTGGGCGCTACGCCAAGCGACGTGGTGGGTATCAACAGTACCGTAGCAGAACGATTGTCCGGTGCGGACTTTGATGGGGACACGGTTATGGTGATCCCGTGCAATTCAGAACGCACCACTGTCAAAATTACATCTACGCCGCGATTGGAAGGGTTGGTCGGATTTGATCCAAAGACGGAGTATGGCACGACTCCAAAAGTGGATGCGCAAGGTATCACCCACTATTATCGCGGCGATAAAGAGATCAAGGTGATGTCCAATACTCCAAATGAAATGGGTCGGATATCTAACCTGATCACCGACATGACTCTGGTTGGCGCGCCGCCGCAGGATCTGGCCAAAGCCGTGCGCCACAGCATGGTCGTAATCGATGCTGAAAAACACAAGCTTGATTACAAGCAAAGCGAAATCGACAACGATATCGCTGCCTTGAAAGCGAAGTATCAGGGCCGGTTTGATGAAGACGGCAAGTATCACGAAGGGGCGTCGACCTTGATTTCCCGGGCCAAGCATGAAGTGGAAGTTCCCAAAAGAAAGGGGAGCCCCATCATTGACCCGGAAACAGGCGAAGTATCTTATAAAGAAGTCGAGGAGTCGTATCGGGTTTATAAGAAAGTGAAGGATCCGGTTACGGGAAAGGCAGTCGTGAACCCTGATACCGGAAAGCCTTTGCGGATTGACACGGGAAAGGACAAGGTACGGACTGATTCTGACTATTTGATGGCAGTCACTAAGGATGCGCGTGACCTGTTATCCCCCTACAGGACCCCCCAGGAAGAAGCATACGCCGACTATGCGAACAAGATGAAATCTCTGGCCAACGAAGCTCGCAAAGAGATGCTTCGCACTGGAAACATCGAGTATCATGCTTCTGCTAAGGAAGCCTATAAGCCGGAAGTGGACTCTCTTACTGCACAACTCAATATTGCGTTAATGAACGCGCCCCGAGAACGGAAGGCGCAACTCGCCGCAAACAGCGTTCTTGCCGCAAAAAAGGCTCGCAATCCAGATATGACGCCAAAAGAAATTAAGAAAGCCGGACAGCAAGCGTTAACAGCGGCTAGGATCCGTTTTGGTGCAAAACGTACTCCTATTTGTATTACTGATCGGGAATGGGATGCCATACAATCAGGAGCTATCAGTGAGAACATACTTTCCCGTATCATTAAGAATACAGATATTGATGAACTTCGGCAAAGAGCGACACCTAAGACGTATAACACGATAGGACCCGCCAAACAGGCAAAGATCAAAGCTATGAAGATCTCTGGCTGCACCACTGCAGAGATCGCAAAGGCTATAGGCTGTTCTTCGTCCACTGTTCTAAACTACATCAATGGAAAGGAGTGAATTAGATGACCGGCCAGGACGTCGCACTGACTACAATCGACAATCCATTCGATCCGTTCAAACAATTCATTCCTTGGTTTATGTTTGATACGGAAAAAGGGTACAATTCTTGTTCATACTTGGGCCGCATTGCTCGTACTTCTGACCAATTATCGGATGAAGAGAATGGTCAAGAGATTGAGCGTGCTGTTGATGAGATTATTAGGTATGATTTCAGAAACATCTATAAGAAAGTGGCTAGAAAGGTAGAGCAACAAGCTTAACGGCACATATAAATAGCTTTATAAGACAGGAGGGGGGGGGGTCGCCAAAAAAGCACCCCCTACTGTCATCGCATGTGTCCCTGGAAATTCTCCGGGGGGAGTTTTTTAAGATGGGGCTTAGCGTTCACCGGTTCTGAAAAGAGCCAGCAGATTTCATTTATGATGGACTTACTCTTTTCTCTTTTCGGTGAGCCGTCGATTTCTGCTGGTTTTTTTCAGAACCGGTGAACGTTGCTCCAAATGATTTCTGGCAAAAGGAGGCAACATGAAGAACAGAAAATCGCTTACATCTTCCGGGTCTTGTAAAAAAATTAGACCGGCGTTGTCTCCGGAAGCTCGGGAGAACCAATTGATAGCGCTGGCAGTCGACCTCGTGGAAAAGCGATTGCTTGAGGGAACCGCGTCTTCGCAGGAGACAACACACTTTTTAAAACTCGGGTCTACGACGGCCCGACTTGAAAAGGGTATTCTGGAAAAACAAAAGGAACTGATTGAAGCAAAGACACAATCTCTTCATGCCTTGCAGGAAACGAAAGAGATGTATAACAACGCGCTGAAAGCTATGCGAGTATACAGCGGTCACGGGGATGACGACAGTATAAGCAACGAACAGCATGAGTGATGAACAGTATAAGCGACAAACAGCATGCGTGAAGAACAGAGTTGATGCTTTTTCAGTTCTATCAAAAGGAGGACAAATAATATTGCATACAATGCCTGCCCATGGATTGGGTTTCGCTATTCCGTCTGAGAATGAGGATTGGAAGGCGACAGCGCTTACTTTGCGGAAGAGCCATCGCAGCGTAAAGTATATTTCAGACAGAATCCATGTCAGCGAGGATGCCATTCGTAAATTTTTTATTAAGGAAAAAGCAAAAGGCAAAGCGAAGAAAGATACAAAAGACAGTTTCCAAGTGTATGAGAACTTGAGACCGAATCTTTACAAACCGGTTTGGGGCGGGAACCAAGTGTTAACCATCGCTTTGATGGGAGACACGCAGATTAATTCAAAGTACACACAGTTGACGTACCTGCATCAATTTTACGATGTGTGTTACGCTCGCGGAGTTCACGACGTTTACCACACAGGGGATATCGACGAAGGTGAGAAAATGCGCCCTGGACATCAGTATGAGTGCTACAATCAGGGAGTAGACGACCACGTGGACGAAATTGTGAGAGTATACCCAAAACGTGAGGGCATCCAAACACATTTTATTACTGGGAACCATGACGCGAGTATTTACAAACTTTGCGGACTGGATTTAGGTGAATTGATCGCTCAAAAGCGAGAAGACATGCATTATCTTGGTCGGGACTGTGCAAGAATTAACCTGACGCCAAACTGTGTTTTGGAATTGCGCCACCCATGGGACGGGACAGCCTATGCATTGTCCTACAAACCTCAAAAAATGATCGCCGCTATGGAATCGGACAGTAAGCCTAACATCCTTGCTATCGGGCACTATCATAAGGTAGAGTATTTATTTCGTCGGAACGTTCATGCTTTGCAAACTGGATGTTTCCAATCACAGACTCCGTTTACGAGAGGTAGGGGAATCGAAACTGATATGGGCGGATGGATCGTGACAATAGAGGTGGATGCTGACGGGCACATTCAGCGATTCATTCCCGAACTGATTCCATTCTATAAGGGGATCGCCGACGATTATAAAAACTGGGATGACGACCGCGATGAAAGTAAGAAGTTATTCTGAACTTATTACCATTGATGATTTTAAGAACCGATTTGAATACCTTCGACTAAACGGATCCGTCGGAATAGATACTTTCGGATTTGATCGATACTTAAATCAGCGTTTTTATCATTCAACTGAATGGAATACGATACGGGATAAAGTGATCGTCCGGGATTGCGGATGCGATCTTGGTATAGACGGCCGAGAGATTTTCGGCCGTATTTATATTCACCACATGAACCCGGTTTTGGTCGAGAATCTTTTAAACGGTATGGACGCCGATTTGCTGAACCCGGAATATCTGATCTGTACCACGCACAACACACACAACGCAATTCACTATGGGGACGAGCATCTCCTGATGGAAGAATTTATTGAACGAAAGCCGAATGATACCTGCCTGTGGAGAGAGGGGGATCCGAATGCAAAGCATATTATCGTCGATCAAGAAATTGATTGGTATCGGGGAAGAAGACGAAAGTTTTGATGCCGATATCATTATGGCAATCAACACGGCACTGGCCGGACTTATCCAGATGGGGGTCGGCCCCCCTGAAGGTTATGCAATTCAAGACAAGACGGCAACCTGGGAGAACTTTTTGGGGACCGGATCCAATCTGGAAAACGTAAAATCCTACGTATATTTGAAAACCCGTTTGCTGTTTGATCCGCCTACGAGTTCTGCTTTACTGGACAGCCTCAACAATGTTCTTGGCGAACTGGAGTTCCGCATCTATGTGCAGGCCGACAACAGAACTATATGAGAAAAAAGTAAAGAAAGGAGGTAACAGCAATGGACGACATTATTCAGCATCATGGAATTCTTGGAATGAAATGGGGCGTGCGCCGAACCGACGCACAACTTGGACGAGCATCCGGCAACGAGAAGGATGGCGAATCGGGTCAGTCTGAGAAAAAAGTAAAACCGGCTGATATGACAGATGCCGAATTGCGAAATAAGGTAAATCGCCTTATGCTTGAAAAACAGTATAAGGATTTGGATGCGTCGCTTAATCCCAAAAAAGTGTCGGTTGTTAAGAAGCTTGTGTCTGAAGCCTTGCAGAATTTTGGGCGGCAGGCGCTTGCCGTCGGTGTTGACAAACTGGTAAAAGCGATAATCAACAAACCAGAAGGGGAGCTCACCCTTGACGATTTGGAAAAGATGGACATGGATAAAATCAAGAAACTGAGTCCGTCTAAGATTAAGAAAGCTTCGGAAACATACGGGTCAGTTGTCAGTATTTCGAAATTGCGTGAAAAAATGCGGGATCCGGATGCGTCCGTTTAATTGCTGAAGTAAAAAATGGCACTATCCAATACTGCCGTACCAAAGTATTACGGACTATTCCGTGATGCCGTGATTCGCGGCGAAATCCCAATTTGCAAAGAAATCGCCATGGAGATGGGGCGAATTGATGATCTGATTGCCAATCCCGGAGTCTACTACGACAGCGAAGCGATCAACGGTTTCATTGCTTATTGCGAGAATGAGTTGACCCTTACAGACGGAAGCGATTTGAAGCTTCTGGACACTTTCAAACTGTGGGCGGAGCAGATCTTCGGATGGTATTACTTTGTTGAACGCAGTGTATATGTGCCTAACCAAAACGGACCAGGCGGACACTACGTGAAGAAAAGCGAAAAACGAAGACTAGTCAACAAACAGTATTTGATCGTGGCCCGAGGCGCCGCCAAATCGATGTACGGAAGCTGCATCCAAAGTTACTTCCTGAACGTGGATACGACGACCACTCACCAGATCACGACCGCGCCGACCATGAAGCTGGCAGAAGAAGTGCTGTCACCGATACGCACCTCCATTATCCGATCCAGGGGTCCGCTGTTCAAATTTCTGACAAACGGATCTTTACAGAATACGACCGGATCCAAGGCAAACCGGATGAAATTAGCATCGACAAAGAAAGGGATTGAGAATTTCCTGACCGGATCGTTGCTGGAAATTCGGCCCATGTCCATCAACAAACTGCAGGGGTTGAAAAATAAGATTTCAACGGTTGACGAGTGGCTGTCCGGAGATACAAGAGAAGATGTGGTTGGCGCGCTGGAACAAGGCGCATCCAAAGTGGAAGACTACCTGATCGTAGCGATGAGTTCTGAAGGAACCGTTCGAAACGGGAGCGGCGACACCATCAAAATGGAACTAATGGACATCCTGAAAGGGGAATACATCAACCCGCACGTTTCGATATGGTACTACAAGCTGGATTCTATCGACGAGGTAGGCAACCCTGACATGTGGCTGAAGGCAAACCCGAACCTCGGAAAGACAGTAAGTTACGAAACTTACAGCCTGGATGTGGAGAGAGCCGAGAAAGCGCCTGCGGCCAGAAACGATATTCTGGCAAAACGCTTCGGTATCCCAATGGAAGGTTACACTTATTATTTCACCTATGAAGAAACGCTGCCCCAAAAGAAACGAAGTTTTTGGCAAATGCCATGTTCTCTTGGCGGGGATCTTTCGCTTGGTGACGATTTCTGCGCGTTTACGTTTCTGTTTCCGCTGGCAAACGGAACCTTCGGGGTGAAGACCCGCGACTATATCACGTCTTTAACATTACAAAAGCTTCCGGCGGCAATGCGGAACAAGTATAACGAATTCATAGATGAGGGAAGCCTTATCGTCATGGACGGAACGGTTCTGGACATGATGGATGTTTATGAAGATCTGGATAATCACATCACCGAATGCGGCTATGACGTGCGTTGTTTCGGATACGACCCATTTAATGCCAAGGATTTTGTCGCCAGGTGGGAATCTGAAAACGGACCGTTTGGCATCGAAAAAGTAATACAAGGAATTAAAACCGAGTCCGTTCCGCTTGGAGAGTTAAAGAAACTTTCCGGGGAACGGATGTTGCTTTTTGATGAGGCTTTGATGAGTTTTGCTATGGGAAATTGCATTACCCTGGAAGATACAAACGGGAATCGCAAACTTCTAAAGAAGCGGTGCGACCAGAAGATTGATGCCGTTGCCGCGTTACTGGACGCATATGTCGCATACAAAATAAATCGCGAATCATTTGACTAATGTTTGCGTAAATTAAGGAGGAACTCTGCAATGAAAGCAATGCTGAGCCAACCAATGGGCGGAAAAACAGAGGAAGAGATTGTATCGACCCGGGATCGGGCGATTTCTTTTCTGAAGGAAAAGGGATATGAGGTTGTAAACACTTTGTTCACGGACGAGTGGTATAGCCGCCAGGCTATGAATGACCGTGGCGTGGTACAGATTCCGCTCTGTTTTTTAGCCAAATCACTGGAAAACATGAGCCTTTGTCATGTTGTTTACTTCTGCAAAGGGTGGGAAAACGCCAGAGGCTGCCTGATTGAGCACGAAGCCGCGAAGGCTTACGGGCTTGAGGTTGTCTATGAGCAGTAAGGGGGATCATTCAAAATGGGGTTGATCGATAGGCTGAAACAGGCCTGGAATGTATTCAATAATAAGGATCCTACCCTGCAATACCAGGAAATTGGCGCCAGTTATTCGCGACGACCTGATCGGGTTCGATTCAGCCGCGGAAATGAACGGTCTATTGTTACTTCCGTATATAACCGGATTGCATTAGATTGTGCGTCTATTGACATTAAACACGTGAAACTGGATGAGAACGATCGATATTTATCGGAAGTGGACAGTGGATTAAACCGATGTTTGAGTTTGGAAGCGAATCTTGACCAGACTGGACGGGCTTTTAAGCAAGATGTTTACATGTCGATGCTTGACGAAGGATGCCTGGCCATTATCCCGACAGATGTCGCCATTAACCCGTCTACCGGAGGATTTGACATCGAAAAAATACGGGTAGGGCAAATTCTGGAGTGGTATCCTGCTCACGTCCGTGTACGTGTATATAACGAACAGACCGGCCGCAAAGAAGATATCACCGTAGCCAAAAGCGCGGTATCGATTATCGAAAATCCATTATATGCGGTGATCAACGAGCCAAACTCCACCATGCAGCGGTTGATACGAAAACTGAACTTGTTGGACGCGGTAGACGAGCAATCCAGTTCCGGGAAACTGGACCTGATTATTCAGTTACCCTACATTATCAAGACCCCCGCCCGGCAGCAGCAGGCTGAAAACAGGCGGAAAAGCATCGAAGACCAACTGTCCGGATCAAAGTATGGAATCGCGTATACCGATGGAACAGAACGCATTACGCAGTTGAATCGCCCGGTCGAGAACACCCTGATGAAACAGATTGAATACCTGACGAGTATGCTATATAGCCAGTTAGGAATCACTCAAAGCATTCTGGACGGATCGGCCGACGAGAAGACAATGCTGAATTACTACAGTCGGACCATTGAACCGCTTGTTTCCGCACCGGTGGACGAAATGAAACGGAAATTTTTGACAAGAAAAGCACTTACTGATCGGGAATCTGTGGTGTTCTTCCGCGATCCGTTCAAACTTGTCCCGGTCAATGACATTGCCGAGATTGCCGATAAGTTTACCCGCAACGAAATTATGACGTCCAACGAATTGCGGCAGATTGTAGGCATGAAGCCTTCGAAAGACCCGAACGCGGATGTGCTTCGCAACAAGAATTTGAGCGAACCGGCCGGTGGGGAATCAACTGGAACAGATACGCCGGAACCCAAAGACACCGAACCATCAAAGGAGGAAAAAATTCAAAATGAACAATGAACCATTCGATTTCAGCGGATGGGCGACCCGTGCAAATCTGAAATGCTCTGACGGGAGAACCATCCTTAAAGACGCATTCAAGATCAATGACGGGCAGACGGTCCCGTTGGTGTGGGACCACATTCACAACCAACCGGATGCAGTGCTTGGCCACGCGGTTTTGGAAAACAGGGAGGAAGGTGTTTACGCCTATTGCTCGTTTAACGACACTGAAAACGGAAAACTTGCCAAGACGTTGGTGACGCATGGTGACGTTGCGGCGCTGTCTATTTTTGCCAACCAGTTGAAGCAACGGGGTTCTGACGTGATGCACGGTAATATCCGAGAGGTGAGCCTTGTGCTTGCCGGCGCGAACCCTGGAGCCTCTATCCAGTCGGTCATGAAACACGGCGATGATGGAACCGACACCGAAGACCCCGAACAAGGGGTGATCTATACGGGGGAAACCATCGAATTGGTGCATTCTGGTACAGAAGCAGGCGCCGATACTACAGAAAAACCTGACGATGAAACGGTTGAAGATGTATTTAACAGCATGAGTGACAAGCAGAAAACGGTTGTGTACGCGATAATCGCAAATGCATTGAATACCGATGATTCCGAAAACAAGGAAGACAAGGGCGACAAGGACGATCCCGAAAATAAAAAGGAGGACAAAGTTGTGAAGCACAACGTGTTTGATAAGGATACCGAAAAGACCAAGGAAGAGCTCGAAAAGGACAATGGGGATACGCTTACTCATTCCGAAATGAACGCCATCATTGATGATATGAAGCGTTACGGAGGTTTCCGAGAAAGCTGCAAACAGCATGATGTTAAATACGTTCCGTATCTCGCACATGGCATTGATCAGATTGATTACCTGTTTCCCGATGCGAAAACGACTGGCGCTACTCCCGAATTTATTAAACGCAAAACTGGTTGGGTCAGCAAGGTTATGAACGGGGTGCATCATACGCCGTTCAGCCGTATCAAAAGTATCTTCGCCGATATTACGGATGTTGAAGCTCGCGCCCGCGGTTACGTGAAGGGTAAACTGAAATTGGAGGAAGTCTTTGGTTTGCTGAAACGCACCACGACTCCGACGACCGTTTACAAGAAGCAGAAACTGGACCGCGATGATGTGGTTGATATTGTGGATTTTGACGCCGTATCCTGGGTGAAGAGCGAAATGCGTGAGATGCTGGACGAAGAGCTGGCGACCGCATATCTTATCGGTGATGGCAGGACGTCTGCCAGCGATGACAAGATCAACGAACAGAATATCCGTCCGATCTGGACCGACTCGGAACTGTTCGTAATCAATAAGGTTGTTGACGTTGCCGCAAATGCCACCAATGACCAAAAAGCGCATGATTGCATTCGTGGGGCAATCCAGTCCTATGAAGATTACGAGGGTTCCGGCGAACCGACATTCTTTATGGCCCCTGGTGATCTGACCAACATGCTTCTTATGGAAGATACTACGGGCCGGGTAATCTACGATACCGTTGAAAAACTGCGTACCGCGTTGCAGGTGAAAGAGATTGTGACTGTTCCGGCCATGAAAGGTAAAATCCGTATTGTGGATGGCGAGACCCGCACGTTGGTTGGCATTATCGTGAATCTTGCCGACTACAACGTTGGCGCGGACAAAGGCGGTGCTGTGAATATGTTCGATGACTTTGACATCGACTATAACCAGCAGAAGTATCTGATTGAGACCCGGTGCTCCGGGGCGCTGACCAAGCCGCATTCCGCGATTGTGTTGGAGACAAAGAAACCGGGTACTAATACTTGATAACCGAAGAATAAAATAAGGAGGAAAGAGATTATGCCTACTGTCCCTACTGGTACTGTTTTTAACAATCATAACAACAAAGTTTTCGAATGTGCTGAGGATTTGCACATTAAAGCGAAGCTGGTTTACGTAGGTGCCGATGGAGTTGCTTACAGTGACGAAAAAATGACTATGCCCATCCTCGGTGTTGTTTTGGAGGACATGTTTATGAAGGGGTTATTGGTAGTCGCCGGTTCTGTGATGTATCAACCGGTTGGCTTGTCCATCGATACAGATAACAACGTCACTACGGTTACCTACGTAAAAGCTGATGCCACAACGGCGACAACGGCCGTACTGGCGACGGTTGATTCTGCCGAGAAACTATCTGGGATCTAAGGAGAGGAATAGTTCAAAATGGCAAAGTTTAGCGGTGTCGTAGGGTATGCCGACAAGAAACAAATTTCTCCCGGCGTTTGGAAAGGCGTTGTTGAACGACCCTATTACGGGGATATTATCAAAAACACAAGGCGTCTGGAAAATGGACAGCAGATTAACGACAATGTTGTACTGAATAATCAGGTGAGTATTGTGGCCGACCCTTATGCGAATACACATTTCTTTGCCATTCTGTACGTTCGGTGGCAGGGGACCTGCTGGACAGTCACCAATGTGGAGGTCCAGCGCCCCCGCCTTCTGCTTACGCTAGGGGGCGTGTACAATGGGGAAACGGCTTGACCTGCATAACCTGTTATGCGGTGCTCTCGGAAGCGAAAACGTGTACTATGAACCCCCGGAAAACATTAAGATAGTTTATCCGTGCATCGTATACGAACGGACAAAAATTGATTCCCGGTATGCTGACGGAATACCATACCTGCGAAAAAAAAAGTACACATTGACTGCAATCTACAGGGATCCGGATTCCGAAATTGCAGACCGGTTATCCGAATTGCCGACGTGCATGCACGATCGGTTTTTTAAAACGGATTCCCTGTATCACGACGTATTTACGATCTATTTTTGAAGGAGGACAACTTTATGTTCAAACTGGTTTGGGACGAAACGGGAAAACGGTTTTATGAAGTCGGCGTATCCAAAGGGGTGCTCTACAAGGCAACGGAATCAGATCCGTACGGGCTGGGCGTTGCCTGGAACGGCCTGACCGCGGTGACCGAGTCCCCGGAAGGCGCGGAACTTACGGACCTGTATGCCGACGGTATCAAGTATGCTTCCCTGCGATCTGCGGAGGTCTACAAGATGACAGTGGAAGCGTATACCTATCCGGATGAATTCGCGGAGTGCGACGGCAGTGCGGAGCCGGTTCCGGGTCTGCACGTTGGTCAGCAGAAGAGGCTGCCGTTTGGTCTTTGCTATCGGACGGAAGTCGGCAACGATGTTAACGAAGCGGGCGACGGCGACTACAAACTGCACCTGGTGTACGGGGCCAGCGCTTCGCCTTCCGAGCGTGCGCACAACACGGTAAACGATTCGCCCGATGTGGAGGCAATGTCCTGGGAAGTAAACACCACGCCGATCAACGTAACAGGCCATAAGCCCACGGCGTGCCTGACGATTGAATCGGCTAAAGTGACACCTGCTAAGTTGGCGGCGCTGGAGGCCATTTTGTACGGCACGGAAGCCGCTGAGGCAGTCGGTACTGTCGGCGAGACAGGGTATGTAGCCGCGGTTGCGGAGGTAAAACCCCGCCTACCGCTTCCGGACGAAGTAATTACCCTGATGACTGCCTGAGACAGAATTCGGTAATCGGTTATAGGAGAGTGCCTGTGTTGAAATGGGCGGGAGATGTGGCATTGGCGGGGATGTCACTTAAATATCGGATGTTCCATATTTGAAAGGAGAAAAAAAACGATGCTTAAGAAGACGATCAAATACACAGACTACGACGGTACCGAACGGAACGAGGATTTTTATTTCAACCTGACCAAGGCGGAAGTAATGGAAATGGAAATGGGCACGACCGGCGGCATGCAGAAGATGCTGGAAAAGATTGTGGCCGAACAGGACAGCAAACGGATCATCGAAACGTTCAAGGACATCATCATCCGCAGTTATGGCGTGAAGACGCCCGATGGCAAGCGGTTTATGAAATCCAAGGAACTGGCGGATGCGTTTACGCAGACAGAGGCATACTCCGAACTCTTTATGGAGCTGGCTACCAACGCCGATGCAGCCGCGGCATTCGTTAACGGCATTATTCCGCAGAACCTGGCTGGTGCGGCCGCTGCCACTACCCCTACCCCTACCGGCCCGATTGGTCTGGTTAAGTAAAAAACAGGAAGGAGAGAAGGAGAATGCTTCAGATCACAGTTCCAGCGGTTGAATATTACGACGAAAAAACCAGCACGTTTATCAGTACCCGGGAACAGACATTACAACTGGAGCATTCTCTTGTCTCCATTTCCCGATGGGAATCAAAATGGCATAAACCTTTTTTAAATCCGGAAAACAAAACAGACGAAGAATGCGCGGATTATCTGCGGTGCATGACGATCACCCAGAACGTTGACCCACGTGTGTATAGCAATGTGACCCCTGAACTGTACCGGCTGGTAGACGCATACATTGATGCTTCAATGACAGCAACCTGGTTCAGTGACCCGCCAAAAGGGGCAAAAAACCACGAAATCATCACGGCAGAGATTATCTATTACTGGATGATTTCACTGAATATCCCCTTTGAATGCCAGAAGTGGCATTTGAATAAGCTGTTAGCATTGATTCGGGTATGCAACAGCAAGAACGCTCCGAAGAAAAAAATGAGCAGGAAAGACATTTACAGCCAGAACCGGGAACTGAATGCTGCCAGAAAAAAACATTTGAATACAAAAGGCTGACCATGGAGCCGGAGGGGAGAGTATCGTGATTCGATTTAAGCATATGGGAAGTTTTAAACATATAGAAAAATTCTTCGCCAAGGCGACCAAAGAAGATTACCTGCAGATGCTGGCAAGATTGGGTCAGGAGGGTGTGAATGCTCTTGCCTCGGCAACACCGACAGATACGGGGAAAACTGCAAATTCCTGGAACTATGAGATCGTGACCGATAACGGCAGGACTTCAATTTTTTGGACAAACTCGAACATAAACGACGGCGTGAACATCGCCGTTATTTTACAATATGGGCACGGAACCGGAACCGGTGGATACGTGCAGGGGATTGATTACATTAACCCGGCCATTCGACCGGTTTTTGATAAGATCGCCCAAGAGGCGTGGAAAGGGGTGACGACTTCGTGAGCAGCGTTGATACCCGGGTTGTTGAGATGCAATTTGACAACCAGCAGTTTGAAAAAGGGGTTCAGACCAGCGTGAAATCACTGGACGACCTGAAAAAAGGACTGGATCTGGAAAAATCGGCCAAAGGCCTTTCCGCCCTCGAAAGCGCAGGAAGGTCGTTTTCCCTTGCCGGGGTCGCCAACAGTGTTTCGACCATTGAAGGCCGGTTTACATCGCTTGGCATCGTCGGAGTGACGGCACTTACAAACATCACAAACTCCGCGATCAATGCCGGAAAGCAGATGCTCAAATCGCTTACGATCGACCCGGTTTCTTCCGGATTCAGCAAATACGAGAAAGAAACCACTTCCGTGCAGGCGATTATGAATGCGACGGGAGAAGGCGTTGATACCGTTGAGGGAAAAATTGAAAAACTCGGATGGTTTACGGACGAAACGAGTTACGATTATTCAACAATGGTTGATACTCTTGGTAAATTTGTTGCCGCAGGATCCGGCCTTGACGAGTCTATTACCGCCATGGAAGGTATTGCGACCGCCGGCGCTTTGGCAGGCGTGTCCATAGACAAGACAAGCATTGCCTATTACAACCTGGCGCAGGCAATGGCTGCCGGAAAAGTATCTGCCCTCGACTGGAGATCAATCGAACAAGCCGGAATGGCAACTAAAAAGTTTAAACAAGATGCGATTGATGCTGCGGTAGCAAGTGGCACGGTTATCGATCTTGGCGATGGAAATTATATTTCTTCTTCAGACAAAGCAACTGCCAACAAGACTAAGAACAAAAGCAAGAGAAATGACCAGATAAAGAAGAAATCGTTCACCGCAGATTCAATGGGCGACCATTTGGAAAGCGGATGGTTCGATAAAAATGTTCTAATGACAACTCTGAATAAATACGGAGAATATGCTGATGCCGTTTACAAAGTTGTTCAAGAACAGAATGTAACCACGCAAGAGGCCATGGACATTGTCGACAAGAATACGGAGCTTTGGGACGATCCTTTTAAAGCGGCACAGGAAGCCAAAACGTTTACCGATGCTGTTAACTCGGTAAAAGATGCGGTAAGCACTGGCTGGAAGGATACGTTTAAGGCTGTATTTGGAAATTACGAGGAAGCAAAGGTTTTATGGACCGATCTTGCCGGATATCTGCTTGATATTTTTGCGGAATCCGGGAATGAACGGAACAAGATGCTGAAAGAGTGGAAGGAACTTGGCGGAAGAAACGATTTAACAGACGCGTTCTATAACATTATGGACTCATTGGAGAACATCATTGCAACTGTTAAAGGGGCCATCTCCGAGATATTTCCGCCAATGACGGCTAATGTTCTGAAAAGCATGACTGCCGGAATTGACGCATTTACCGTAAAGATCAAAGCTTTTACTGAAAATACCGACAAAATGGACAAGGTAAAGAGCATTTTCAAAGGCATTGCCGCTATAGTTGACAATGTCCGTATGGCGATTTCCTGGCTCTGGGACGGTTTTAAAAAACTGATCGGGATTGCGGCGCCCGCCGGAGGTTCTATTTTGGATCTGGCGGCGAAAGTTGGCGATTATCTTGTAGCGTTCCATGATGCGATTAAGACATCCAAAACCTTTCAGGATATTTTAACCACTGTCGGCAAAGTGATCGTTTCGGTTCGCGGGTTTGTGGTGCGCGCTGGGCAAGTGATTGGCAAAGTATTCGGCGATTTGTTTGAAAAACTGAAAAACACCGGGATTTTTAAAAAGATCGGTGACGGGGTAAACACCTTTTTAGGGAAGATTCCGCAGGCGATCGAAACCCTGGAACGATGGGGCAAAGCGGTAGTCGATTACGTTGCAAGCACCGGAATTTTGCAGAAAGCATGGCAGAAGATCAAAGAGTTTGCCGGACCAGCGATTCAGAAGATCAAAGAGTTTGCGAAATGGTTTGGAACGGCATTAAGAGCATTTTTCAGCGCAGATACAAGCGGCATCACTGGATTCTGGGAGAAACTGAAAGCCCGGTTTATGGCAATGGGAACTTCTTTTGCCGGGACATGGACTACCGTAAAAAAGAAAGTGACTGCCGTATGGGAGTCTATTAAAACTTTCTTTGCCAAACTGTTCGGGAAAAACGGGGACGCTGAGAAAGAACTTACAAATCAAAATGGTGTAAAAGTAGGCCTTCCAATCGATACCTCCAACTGGTTCACGATATTACGGGAAAAAGTGGGAACTGTTTGGAGCGGAATCAAGGCCTATCTCAAGAACTTTTTCAGCAAGACAGTTCCCGATTTTTTCACCAAGACCGTTCCGAACCTGATGAAAAGCATTCCGCAGGTGTTCGGCGGTCTTGTGGAGCAACTTAAGACCATTGACTGGGGAGCAGTGTTTAATACTGCAATGACTGTACTTGGTGGTATTGCAGTTTTATCGCTGGTGAAGAGCATCAGCAATATCGGCAAGGGATTTAAAAGCCTCAGTGGCCTTTTTGACAATTTTGGAAAAGGAGCCAAGGCCGCTCAAAAGGGACTTGGAAAGTTTCTTGGCAACTTTGACAAGATCCTGAAGAGTTTTAACACTAAAACCATTGTGCATAAGGATAGTCTGGGCAATAACATACTGAAAATTGCCACGGCAATCGGCATACTGGTTGCAGCGATTATCGTGATTGGGAACACTGAAGACAGCAAGCTGCAAAAAGGGTTGACTGTGCTGGGCATACTGGCCGTCGGTATGGTCGCTTTAGGCGTTGCGTTTAAGAAACTAGGTCCGGAGGACAGTAAAGGGATTTTACAGGCGGCAGCGGCACTTGCACTATTGACAAGACCAGTAATGATTCTCGGTAACATGAAACTGGATAAGCTGATTCTCGGACTAGGTGCAGTCGGATTGCTGTTAACGTTTTTAGTGGCGTTTACACAGCAAGCCAAAGGCCTTGGGAAAAGCACCGGATTCGTCGCGATGGCCGTTGCCCTGAACCTGCTGACTATTCCGATTAAAATTCTTGGCAGCATGGACTTTGACAAACTTGTTCTCGGACTAGGTGCGGTCGGGTTACTGTTGACCATGTTAACAATGTTTACGCAACAAGCCAAAGGCCTCGGGAAGAGCACCGGATTCATCGCGATGGCGGTTGCCCTGAACCTGCTGATTATCCCGATTAAAATTCTTGGCAGCATGGACTTTGACAAACTTGTTCTCGGACTAGGTGCAGTCGGATTGCTGCTAACGTTTTTAGTAGCGTTTACACAGCAAGCCAAAGGTCTTGGCAAAAGCACCGGATTCATCGCGATGGCCGTTGCCCTGAACCTGCTGATTATCCCGATTAAGATTCTTGGCAGCATGGACTTTGACAAACTTGCACTTGGAATGGGAGCAATCGGTGTACTACTGCTTGGTCTAAGCCTATTTTGTAAGAAAACTAAAACACTTGGAAAAAGCACGGGGTTGATTGCTATGGCCGTCGCCCTGAATCTGCTGGTTATTCCGATTAAAACCCTCGGCAAGATGAAACCGACAGATCTGGCTAAAGGCGTTGGGGCAATTTCCGCGCTGCTTGTTATTATGGGCGTGTTCAACAAATTGTCCGGCACCGGAAACCTGCAATCTGCCAGTGCGCAAATCGTAAGTATGATCGGGATCGCCGGAGTCATTGTGATATTTGCGGAATCGCTGACTCTGATTAAAGGCATACCCTGGCAATCGATCGCCGCGTTCAGCGTGGGAATCGTAGCAGTGGTAGGGGCGATGATTGCCTCGGCATTACTGCTAAAGGGCATTGACCCCATGTCAGCAACGAAGGCATCAGCGGCGCTCGCTATCCTCTCGGCAGGACTCGGCGCAGCCATTGAAGTACTGGCAGGATTTGTGGGAAACGCGGCTGAAGGGTTATCCGGAAACGCGACGACAATCGTATCCAATCTACAAATATACAGTAACATGGCGGACAAGGTAAAATACGACGCCATTGGAAAGTCTATTACCGCCATTGAAAACCTAGCTGATATGATGGTAACGGTTGGCAGTAAGAACATCGGGAAGTTTGATGATTTCTCCAGCCAATTGACGTCACTTGGCGCAAGACTTTACCTGTTCAACCTTGGAATTTCTGGAATCGCCGCTGGAGGCGCGGACAACGCCGTCGCCATGGTGGATGACATCGACACCATCGGCAGTAAAATGGTGGAAATGCAGAAAAAGGGGTACGACCTGGACGCTATGGGTTCTGCGATCAGCACCTTCGGCGCAGACATGGAACTCTATGCGACGTCAATGAACGATGCTAACGGGTTGCTGAAAGATGACAAAGGCAAAAAGGTAGCCAGTGCAGACGATCTTACCGGCATGTTCACCGAAATGGCGAAGGTCGATCTTCCGCAGGAAACGATCAACAGGATCGCCAAATACGGCGAAAATAACGGAGCCGGACTTCAAGGGTTTTCAGAAGGGTTAATCCAAATTGGGGACGCGGTTCAGGGGTACGCTGTCAGCATCAAAGACATTTCTTTATTGGACGCTATCAAATCTGACATTGTCCTGGGGATGATTAACAACCTGCAAAACAATCTGCCTACTGTTGGAAATGAATTATTCAGTTGGATCAACGGAAAACAGGAAACACTGGATGATTTTGCCACATCGCTGGTAACCCTCGGAGGAGGACTGACCGGATTAAACGACGGACTTAAAAATTTCGACAATGATACGGCAATCGTGGTAACTGATACATTGGGTAAACTGATCGATGTACAGCAGAAACTTAAAATCCAGAACAGTCTGACAACATTTTTAGGTCCAAAAGGAGATCTCGGTGAGTTCGGAAACACCCTGAATGTGATGGGCGAGGGATTCCGACTTTATGTAGGAAGTTTGGAAGCATTCGCAAAAAACACGGCAACTGTAAATAACGCGACAACTGCATTGCAGAAATTATCTGATGTACAAAACAGCCTTGCCAAATCTGGAGTCGGAGCACAATTAAATGGCGGAAGTCAGGATCTTGGCACATTTGGAGCCCAACTGAAGACACTTGGCGATAATTTTTATCTGTTCAGTGGAGCAATGGCCGGGGTAAAACTGCCGACGAACATGGCTGATATACAGACGGTGATTCAGAGTTTTGCGGACATCGCCGTGCAACTGAAGGATGTACCAAACGTTGGTTCCGGCACATACGACCTAAGTTCTCAGATCGGTTGGTTTGGTGCGCATCTGAAAGATTTTTTCAGTAATGACAAAGGCATTGGGAACGTTACCGTAGACAACCAAAAGGTATTCGACATCATGACAATGGTGGGCAACATCGCCGACATTGCAGTTAAATTGAACGGTATTACAGGCGGGATTGACTTCGACTTTCTGCAATCGGTACTGGACGGCGTCAACACACTGGTTATTCCTTCATTTGTGAGCGCCGGAGGCGATACGGCCAGTGTGTTTGTAGGCGGAATGGCGAATGGAATTCAAAATGGAACCAAAACGATTGCAACCGCGGCCAAAAACCTGGCCACCAACGGATGCGGCAATGCAAGGATGGCCTATCCCAACTGGTACACAACGGGACAATACCTGGCGCAGGGGCTGGGGAACGGCATATCCAGCATGGCGGGGCGTGTTCGAAACGCCGCCGTTAACGTCGCCGCCGGCGCCATACGATCCATCCAAATGACCTGGTCTGTACATTCCCCTTCCAAAGTCGGCAACGACCTGGGGATGTACTTTGACCTGGGTATTGCAGGAGGACTTGACGGTTACTCCAAAGTGGTGACACAAAGCGCAGCCGACGTTGGAAAGAACGCGACCGAATCCGCAAAGGCGATGCTTGGTAGTTTTACGGCGAATACCATCGACGGAATGGACACCGCGCCAACCATCCGCCCAGTTATCGACATGAGCGATGTAACAAACGGCGTGAACACCATTAACGGATTGTTCAATGCCAACCGGTCACTAAACGCTGGGATCTTCACCGGCGCAACCTTTAACCGGAACGCGGCAAAAATCAACATGGACGGGGGGAGACAGACAGGGACTGGCGACAACCGGGACGTGGTGAACGCGATCGGCACCCTTACCGCACGGTTTGATAACCTGAGCGATGCAGTGGCAAATATGAAACTGGTGCTGGATACAGGCACCCTGGTAGGACAAATGGGCGCAAAGATGGATAAACAACTGGGTGTACTGGCCGGAAGACGGGATCGGGGAAATTGACAAGCCCCAAGGGGCACGGTATAATACTGGAAGCGTGACCAAAAGACGGAAAGGCGGAACCGAAATGAAAAAGGTTTTAGCGTTGGTACTTGCATTGACTTTATTTACTGTGCCCCTTTGCACTGCCGCGGCTACCGGAACGGACCTGAGCGGCATGACAAACGAGGAACTGACGGCACTAAAGGAACAACTGGATGCTGAAATGATGAATCGCGGAATGGTGAAGACGGCGGTGTTGCCGATGGGAACATATACGATCGGCGTTGATATATCACAAGGAGATTACATGTTGATAAACGATGTCGATGGTGGCGCCACCTATTGTCAATATGCAAGTAACGAGGATCTCAAGAACGGAATAATAATGGATGCAGAGTGGTTAAAAAATGTAAATACTTCGGCGAGGGTTGTATTGACTGACGGACAAATATTACAGATTACCAATAATACTTTAAGAATAGAACCATTTGACATTCAGTGGCAATAACATCGTACATTGACCATGCAGGAATAAATTCAAAATGGAATGATTGCGTTGGAAAAGGCCCCCTGCTGAAATATGCAGGGGGTTTTTATAAACTTTACTCAAGTATATCGTTAAGAGTGGCGATGGCATTGCCCACCATTTCGATACGTGTACCCCTCACAACCAGACAACCCCATAGTTGTCATCTCCTGTATTTTTCGTGGGGAAACTTGTTGATTATCGTGAAGCTTTACCAGACATCCATTTCCAGGCCATTCAAAAGCCGTAAAAACCGGTTGAGAATTGACAGATTTGGTTGACGCGCACGAACTTGATATTGCGGAAGCTGTTACAGGCATGTTGGGTAGAGGCATTCGCTTGATGCCAAGAGTTGGAGAGGCCGATGTTTCTTTTACAAGCGAGCTAAGGATAAGACTCGCACCGGCTATCAGCAATACTTCAGATGACGTAATGGCTAAAGTATAGAGAACGGGATGCTCGTCTTTAAATTTGCGGATACTATGCTTTTTTTGAGAACAGAGATTCAACGAAAGAGATTGATCCCGATTTTGATTGCCATCTTGGTTGTTTTCCTGCATTCCATTACCTCCCATTTACCATTTTAGTGGACATGATACCACTCCATGACAAATTGTCAATACTTTGGTAAGTATTTAATGCAAAAAGTAAAACCTGTTAGAAAATAAGAGGGGGGGAATGAAGAAGAAAGTTCTGCTGCCGATTTGCCATGAAGATCATATTTGTCCAGCAAATATATTCCTCCTTTTTCCAAACAGTATACAGCGATGGTATAAGAAATACAATACGCGATATACGCAAACACTGTTATGGAAAACAATAATGTTTGGAGGGATTTTTATGGAGACGGAGAATTTGAAGTTTTTAGATTCGCTTACATCGGAACAGGAGGCAACTGTAGAACAAGGGATTGAGAACTTTCTGGCTGACTTTCAGGACGGTTTTGAACTGGGTTTTAAACAGAGTTTAACACGTAATCTGATTGTTGGCGGAGTAGCACTTGTTGTAGGGATTGTTGCTGTGCCGGTTGTCAAATGGACGACCAAAAAAATCAAGAACCGGAAACAGGAAAAGATAGACGAAACAGTATGATTTTCCAGAGTGAAGAGCCTATACAAGGGCTCTTTACTTTTGTACAAAAACAAGGAGGGGGGAGGGGGGATGAGATGTACCATTCGATTACCTTTGGAACCAAGAACACATGGGACGACTGGCATTTGATTCCCACGACAAGACCGGTAGTCAGTCCACCTGGCGTGAAAACAAATTACATGGACGACCCAGCCGGTGACGGGGTCATCGACATGACAACTGCGCTGACCAGCAGACCGATGTACAAAAACAGAATTGGATCCTTTGAATTCTACGTGGAAAATGGATTTAAGGATTGGACCGTTTTGTACAGCGAAATCACAACCTATCTGCAGGGGCAGAAAATGCGGTTGATTTTGGAAGACGACCCTGATTATTACTACGAGGGCCGGTATTCGGTTGGGGTATGGAAATCCGAGGCGGAACGTTCCGGCATCACGATCAATTACGAGGTGGGACCATATAAGAGGGAACTTGCCGGATCTGCAGCCCTGTTATAAGAAGAACTTGAATTAACGAGGAGGAGGGAATGAGATGTACCATTCGATTACCTTTGGGACTAAGAACACATGGAGCGACTGGCATTTGATTCCCACGACGAGACCAGTTGTAAATCCGCCGAACGTAAAAACCCGATATGTGGAAATACCCGGAAGTGACGGAGTTATTGACCTGACAACCGTATTATGCGGAAGGCCATTATATGAGAACCGAACCGGAACCTTTGAATTCTACGTGGAAAACGGATTTAAGGACTGGACCGTTTTATACAGCGAAATTGCAACCTATCTGCAGGGGCAGAAAATACGGATGGCTCTGGAAGACGACAGTACCTATTACTATGAGGGACGTTTTTCTGTGAATGACTGGAAATCCAACGCGCAACGGTCCAGCATTGTGATCGATTACACGATCGAACCCTATAAAAGAGAAGACACCGGATACTTTGGCAAATGGCTATGGGATACTTTAAATTTTGAAACCGGGATTATCCGAGACTATCAAAATATCCGTATCAATGGAAGTACACTTGTCCGCGTGATCGGGTCCGCGATGCCGACCGGGATCATCATCACCGCATCCAGTGCACTTATGACGGTGACCTTTCAGGGAAATACATATTCACTGCCAAAAGGTGCAGCAACGGTTAAAGAGATTACCATTACGGCCGGGATCAATAATTTGCTATTCAATGGTAACGGAACCGTATCCATTGAATATACAGGGGGGCTTCTCTAGTGTTTTATATTTATGCAGACGGGGAGCCTTTGTACTACCCGGGAAACGATAAGCTGAAGGTTTTATCCCCAAAACTTACGCTAGAAATGGGAAAGGCCGGCGCGCTTGAATTTGATCTTCTGGCCTCCAACCCATTATACGCTCAAATACGTAAATTGAAGACAATCGTAACCGTAGAGATGGACGACACTGAAATTTTCCGAGGAAGGGTGCTATCCTACGACCGAGACTTTAATAATACAAAAAAAGTATATTGTGAAGGCGACCTCGCGTATCTGGTGGACAGTGTTATTAAAGGGGAAAAGTATGAAGGAACGACCCGAGGCCTTTTCCAAAGGATTTTAAACGCGCATAACGCCAGAGTAGAAACCGAAAAACGTTTTGCGCTCGGAACCGTAAACATTGAAGATCGTTCAGTTATTATACGAGGTCAATCCGAGAGCATTCAAGATTTGGAAACTGGAAGGTTCGATTACCGGCAAATAGCGCTCAATTCCATCGTAAATGAATGGAAGACGGCATACGACTACATTTCCGAATGCCTGATTGATTACTGTGGCGGATATTTGCGTACGCGAAGAGTCAGTGACGTTACTTACCTTGATTACGTAACAAGTTATGGCCGAACCGCATCACAAAATATTCATTTTGGCGAAAACATACTGGATCTGAGCGAAGAAGTATCTGCCGAAGAGTTATTTACAGTTTTAATTCCGCTTGGCGACGACAACCTGACTATAGCCAGTGTGAACAACAGAAGCGATGAACTTGTGGACGCAGAGGCAGTGGCACAATACGGCCGTATTATTCGTACCCACGTATTTGATAGTGTGACTGCGCCAAGTACATTGCTGGAAAACGGAAGACGATTTCTATCCAGCAATGGAAACATTCCAAACGTTATAACAATTAACGGGATTGACTTACATCTGGTTAACCCGGACATTGAAGAGATCTACGTTGGAGATGTTGTGAATGTGGTGTCTGCTCCCCACAGCATATCCGGAAACCTTACCTGTTCAAAAATCGAGTATGACCTTGTGCAGCATGAGAACACCGTGTACACCTTTGGGATGCCAAGGCAAACGCTGACAGAACGATACCGGAAAGATATTAAGAACGCGGAAGACAGCGGAACGAACGCTGGCAGTTCCGGAGGGGGAGGAAGCGGCGGAGCAGCATCGGATGAAACGGACGATAAACTGGAGCATGCTTACGCCGAATGGGTCAATTGGGATCCGGCCAACCCGGACGGGCACGTATCCCTTGGAACACTCTGGCAGCAGTTAAAAGACGCAAAAATCGGATTAAAATCGGTTACCGGAATCGATTTGGATTCTTATGAAGATTACACCAGTTTTAATATTTTCAGTCGATTCGGAAATATCGAGGCGGTTGGGAAAGATCTGTACAAGGTGATCGACGGCCATGAAGCAACTATCAAATCTCTGACTACTGCAACGGAATCAAAACTTACGCTTTCCACGGCAGAATACAAGAAAGAAGTAGTCGATAAGATCGCAAGCATCGAGTTATCGGAAAACGCAAATGGAACGGCAATTGCGATGAAAGCCGATAAAACGAGCGTAGATACGTTGGAATTCAACATCAATCAGACCATTGATGGGATAGAGACCAGCATCGCAAGCTTTACCAGCAAAATCACGACGATTAACTCCGACATTACGAAGGTACGCGATCTGATCGCTGACCAGATCAGTGCTATTAAGGCTAATGTCGATTGGCTAAATGGTAAAACTATTAATGCCTCAGAACTTCATGGAACTTCGGTAATCGGAAATTATATATATGCTTCATCAGGAATGTATGTCAATAATAACCCTGTTGCAACGCAATCCTGGGTTAATACGCAGGGGTTTTTAAAAGACAATGACGTTTCTTGGGGAACTGTAAATAACGGATTTGTTTACTTGAACGTGGACGGAACCTGGAAGTACATGGCCATGGCCAACCATACGCATTCTCAGTATCTGACTGCATTGCCCAGTCATCGACATTCATTCTACGGATATACGACCATACAATTGGCAAGTTCAGGCACACGAAAAATCGTTATTCAAGGAAATACTGGATACGCGAGTTGATAATTCTTGGAAAGGAGTTTGTAGTATGAAGACATTAACGGAATTAGGGGAAGCCATTATACAGGTTCGCGAAGCGATTAACCAACTGGAGGTGAAAGGGGTTAACAATGCAGGAATCGTTTTATTCTGTAACAAGAAATGCGACGAACTGGTAAAAGATATTAACGAAGCCGTTAAAACGGCTCCTCCGGGCAATATCGAACTGCACATCACGGAACAGCCACCTGAGGAAAATCAAACTGGAGAGCCGAACCCCGCAACAACCGGGAACCGAGGTAGTTGACCATGATGACCATTGCCCAGATACTTGACGCATTACGGAATGCGATCTATGGGGAAGAAGTCCGTACCGCCATCGTGGATGGCATCAGCCAATGTTATTCGGATGTGTCCGCTTCTAAAGCGTTAGCCGATACAGCCGCCGCCAATGCAGACACAAAGGCGGCTTTAGCCGACACCGCCGCCGCCAACGCCAACGCAAAAGCCACACTGGCCAACGATAAGGCGACTTTAGCGGATACTGCTGCCACCAACGCAAATACAGCCGCCACAAACGCCAACACAAAAGCCACGCTGGCCAACGACAAAGCGACATTAGCGGATACTGCTGTTGCCGCCGCAAATACAGCCGCTGCCAACGCCAACACCAAAGCGACGCTGGCCAACGATAAAGCGGCACTGGCCGATACCGCCGCCGCCAACGCCAACACCAAGGCGACACTGGCAAACGACAAGGCGACGTTGGCTGATGCGGCTGCTACTGCCGCGAACACTGCCGCAACGTTAGCAAATGACAAAGCAGCGTTAGCCGATACCGCCGCTGCGAATGCCACCGCAAAAGCGACGTTAGCCGATACTGCCGCCGCCAACGCCAATGACAAGGTGCAGGGTTGTACGGCTGCCGCGCAGGACGCGACTAACGCCGCTTCGGCCGCCGAACATGCGGCGCAAAAAGCAGATGATATTACAACCAGCCTTGAAGATATGACGATTACCTCCGAGTCTGGAGGACCCTATGCGGATGCATCGGCTCTTTTAACAACGGTGGACGGGCATAAGAACATTCACTTTGTGTTAAAACAGGGGGAACAGGGCGACCCGTTCAAGGTTATTGGCATGGCATATCCGACGCTTGAAGTTTTGCAAGCCACGATTACGATGCCTCTTGTTGGGGATCAGTATAATGTAGGACAAATTCCACCGTATACTATATATCGTTGGACTGGAACTACAAAAGGATGGGAAAGTCAGGGTGTGGTGCAAGGACCGCAGGGCATCCAGGGCGAACGGGGCATTCAGGGTCTTCCTGGTGAAAACGGCGACACCGGACCGAATGCCGTTACTGAAGCGACGACAACAAATATTGATGGCCTTTTAAAAGGAAATGGCACTGTTTTACGGGCAGTTCCAGGAGTCGACTATCCTAAAATGGTAAAGATATGGGAAGGCACTTGGAGTTCCGGAGCAATCACCGTTGCTAACATTAACAACTATGCCTTATTTATTGTACATATTGGTGCTGTGTTTATGCTAGTATCTCGTATTGGCACTTATTTCAGAGGTGGCACGCTATACAATAGCAACAATACGGCTATCTCTTATTTTTTAAGTGCGACAATCAGCGGAACGACTTTGACACTTGAGAATTGCAGTTCTATATCGCACATGTCTAATGGAAATCACGGATATAATGCTGGACAATCAGTGTCGGAGATATTTGGTTTTCTCCAATATTGATGGTGCTTTATAAGTATTAGAAAGGAATGCCTATGAACAATATGCATGTGAGTATCGACAATGTTGGAAGAATCACGGCAACCAGCAAAGATTATCCGTTCGGAGAAAAGGACGCGACGTTCGATTTTCCGGACGGATTTGATTTTTTGACGCAGAGTGAGTACCGGATCGCAGACGGGGAACTGGTTCACGATCCGCTACCGGTTCCGGTATCGCTGCCATCCGTCGAAGAGGTGAATGCAGCCAATATCAATTATTTGAGCATGATGCTTGGGGTGACTTTATGAGCGAGCATTTTGAACTGGTAAAAGACTACTACAATCGGGGGCTATGGGATATTTCCCGTGTTCGGAATGCCGTCGGCAAGTGGATTACCGAGACTGAGTTTCTTGCAATTACCGGAGTCGAGTACACGTAATGTCTGGAGATGACCGATCATGAACCTGATGATTTGGGGGCTCGTGTTGTGCAGACTGTCGATCTTCGCTGGTTTACGGCTTGGAAGAATGGCTGCCAATGCGGATAAACAGACAGATAGACAGTATGAAAAATTCAAAATGGGTGGCGATTGAATGTATAGTTTGACTGATTTTCTGAAGCACGTACAGGATATTGCCGCAGCAAACCCGGTATATGTCAACGGTGGATTAACCAGGTCAAAACTGGACTGCGTCGGATTGCCGATGCTTGCCATGAAAGAACTTGGACGCAAATCTTACGACATGCACAGCAGCAACTATTTCTACAGATACCAAGTAGATGATCTTGTTCAAATTACTGGAGAAGAAGATGTATACCTTGGTATGCTGCTGTTTAAAACGCGGTCAGATGAGGAAACCGGGTATGACTTAAGTACGACATACATTACGGGCCGATACAACACTGGCGACTACCTGGATGCATACCACGTTGGTATTGTTACCGGAGTCCATCCGCTGGAGATCACGGAGTGTACCTCTACGGGACTTGCCAGCGGCATTAAAATCACATCCAAACTTGGAAGCCCTTCCAGAGGTGGATGGGACTGCGGCGGCAAACTGAAGGGGATCGACTACGAAGATTATGATGGCGAAGGAGATACTGTTATGGAATTAACCGGAAAAACCTGCATTGTAACGGGTGGCGCGCTGAACCTGCGTGAATCTAAGAACACGGCCAGTATCCGTATTTGTTTAATTCCGGAAGGAACGAATGTTTACTGCTACGAGGACGACGGAACCTGGTCCCGCATTAAGTATGATGTTTCCGGAAAAACATACACTGGCTACGTGAAAAGCGAATTCCTTTCTGAATCCATTGACGGAGCAACAACGAATGAAGATTCTTCTTCCGCAGAATCAGGGGTAACGCTTAAGCTTACTATGGCTGAAGCAGAGATGCTGAAGGCCGTTTTAAGTCGACTGTAGAAATGTGGCGGAGGAATAGCAACATTGGAAGCAATTACTTTTGACAACATAAAGACTGCTATTATTGTTTTGCTGGCAATTGCGGGAGCGTTAAGAATAGTTGACGGCGCAATTGATGCCATCAAGAAATGGCGAAAACCGAGAACCGATGTTGAAGAGAATACCAAGCTTGAACTGGATAGTATTCTTAAGAAAATGGATACCGGAAAACAACGATTAGACTGCCATGATGAGCAGATACAAGATATTCAGGACATGTGCCGCGCATCCTGTATGGCGTTGAAAGCGTTACTGTCGCACGGTATTAACGGAAATAGCATCGACAAGTTAAAACTGGCGGAAGAAAAACTGGATTCCTATTTAATCGAAGCGGGGACCAAGTAATATGCGGAAACCGGAGAAGAAAGCCCGGGCGCCTACTGCCCGGATCGGCGGCAAGAGCGCTGCGGATATTGTGCTATTTGCGCTGGAGTGCAGTCAACGTATCGGACAGTGGATCACTCTGCTGGCCATTGTGCATATTCTGTCCACAGAGATTGCGGTAATGATATGCCCGGCGCTATACGAGCCTTTGCAGGGGGTTCTGGACACGTGCCAGGGACTCTACAAACTATCGATCAGCGCTTATTTTGGGAAGGCCGCAATCGAAAACACGCTTAAGATCTGGACAAATATCAAAACCGTTGACCCCGCACTGACAGTGGTTGACGACACATCTGATGGAAACGGATAAGGAGGAGAATCATTATGATGGCATGGTATTGGGTTTTGGCAATCATCGTCGGCTTCTTTGCAGTAGCCGGTTTTCTGGTATGGCTGGGTTTGAAGGGTAAACTCGGGGCGTCTGGTATGAATCTGATTACAAAGATTATGAATGCCCTTACCGACATCTCGGCGGCAGCTGCCGCAGCAACCGAGAACTCGACTATTGACGTGATCGCGTTGGTGATGCAACTTGTGGAGAAGGCGGTTCACGCTGCCGAAAACGCGTACTATAATAATTTGATTACTGCGGACGAACGGTATGCCCTGTGCATGCAATATTTTGACGAGATGCTGGTGGCTGCCGGGATCACGCTGGAAGAATCCCAACGGAAGATTGTGGATGCGTTGATCAAAGCCGCCTGTGAAGAACTGGGCCATAATACGGTGATCACCGAACCAATTAAAACGACTGCCCAAACGGTGGTCGCCGAACCGATTAAAATGACTGCCCAGACAAGGTTGCTGGCTGATAGCGCAGGTGCAGATTCTATTCTAGATTAAACATTTTATTCTAGAATAGAAGTACAGTACGCAGGTGACGGTTTTGTGTGATATATTGTCAGCATGACCAGCATATGGAGGGTGCGCGTAGTGTGCACCCTCTTTTATTTTTCTGAAAGGACCGCTGACTGTGACTCAAAATAACCTGCACGACATGTTGACAAAAAACGGCAATACGATTATCGTTGTGGTGCCGAATCTTGAAAACGGAATAACAAATCAGGCGGACATATTATGTGCACAACAAGGGGTGAACACTGATATGTCCAAACAGTTGAAAGACCGGGTCCAGATTGGGACGGACGAGAAAGGCCTGCCCATCTACAAATGGGCAACAGGCCAGACCAAGCAGGAACTGCAGGCGAGCATCGCGAGGATTATAGTGGAGGCCGGAATCGTATCCGGGATAACACCCGGACAGGCAGCGCCCTCCAAACCGGAGAAAACGCTTACTGTGGAAGAGTTTATCCTTGAAACCTATATTCCGACCTTTATGACAAATCTTGCCCCGACGACCCGGGAGAACTACCGGCAGTACATCAATCTGAATATCCTTCCCTTTATGGGGAACTTCAAAATGGATCAGGTAACGGTTACGACAGTGCAGCAGTTTTACGATTGGATGGCGACTGCCGCACAGAGGGGCCGGAAACAAAACCTGAACCAGAAAACGATCGAACGGATAAGTGGGTTAGCCAGCCGGATCTTCAAGGTGGCTTTTGAAATGAAGGTGATTGACGACACCCCCTTTAAAAAGACGCTGCTGACGATCCACGCAGAGGAAGCAGACCACCATCACGCTCTGCCCGATGAACTGGTTTACCGGGTAAAACAGGAGATCCCGTTGCTTACAAACCGGGATGAACGCCTGTACATGGCGCTGCTGGCCTACACCGGGATGCGCCCCGAAGAAATACGGGGGATTGCATGGGAAGAACTGAATCTTGAGGAGCAGTTTGGAACGATCCGGAAGGCAGTAACCTATCCGGGGAACAATAAAGCGCACATCGGAAAACCGAAAAGCAAACGTTCCGGCCGGACAATACTGCTGCCGAAACCGCTTGTTGACATTTTGCTGCCAGAGAGACAGCCTTGTGGTTTTGTATGCGGCGGGGCCGAACCATGGGGGTATACCAAGGCAGCGAGGGTCAGCAATGCCGCGTTTGAGAAACTGGGGATTGATCAATACACCGATTACGACTTTCGTTCCACCTTCGGCACCCAACTCAAAGAGATGGGGATGACATCGGCACAGGTGGCGGATGTGATGGGCCACGCAGATACGAGGATGGTCGAAACGGTGTATGCACGGGCAAGGCACGAAGGCATTATGAAGCAACTTTCGGTTGTCGAAAAACTTGCTTTTGTGGAGACTTCTGGGTGATTTTCTAGTCGTTGACATCGTGGAGGTCATAGGTTCGAGCCCTACTAATCCCACCATACAAGTAACGCATCCCGCCGGCATCAACGTGATGACACGGGATGTGTTTCTTATTATGTGAGTTTTAATCTACTCCCTTGATTTGATCGTTCGCTTTCTTCGCCGTTGAACTTAAAAGCATTTCTATTCCTGAAAGGCAGGGTCTGTTAACAAGTCGTTTAACCGGATAATTTTGCTGCCTTTGCTTTCATAATAGCGCAGCATTCCTTCAATTTTCTTTTTATCATAACTGGTTATACAGTCGGACAGGACGAAGACATTATAATTTTCTTTGCGCAAATTATAACAGGTAGATTTTACACAGGCAGTGGCATCCGCTCCTGTTATGTAAAAATCGGATATGGCATGATCTTGAATGAAGGCTTCCAGTTCTTCACAGGTTAATGCGTTCCCCTTTGTCTTTGTGAAGATGTTCTTGGATGCGATGATTAAGTCAGAAGCCAGTTCGGCTCCATGTGTATTCGGCTTAAATGTTCTCGTGCCATCCGACAGGTTTTCATGCCGGACATAGATGACATGGATATCATGATTAACCGCCCAATGAATCGCTTTATTAATATTATCAATGATATCCTTGTAATTCTTTGTGATGTCATTTTGGATGTCTATGATCACCAGGGCTTTATTTCGCATCGTGTTTCCTCCTGAAAGAAGACTGATTGAGTTACGGTTCTATTTTACTCTGCAAATGTTGACAACAGCATGTCAACATTGCAGAGTATATAGTAATACTTTTTGCTTGCTCTGTCGCTTCTCAATACAAACAATCTCACGCCGCGCCCCTTCGCACCGTGCCCGCATCGTTGTTTTCTGTCGGCTACTGCCCCTGATTCGTCGCTTTGTGTTTATTCATTAATAAGATTGCGAACCGTTTCCCTGCCCCTTATGCGCAAGACAGAAAATTCAAACAAGGCAGAGTCGGTCAACGACCCGATTCTGCCCTGTTCGATATAATACCGCAATTTAAATACGTTTTTCCTTGCTAACCTGCGATGTTTCTGTTTACTTACCCTTTCACGCTGCCCAGCACAATACCTTTCACGAAGTACCGTTGCAGGAACGGGTACACCAGAATGATCGGCAACGACCCCA